GACGCTGCTATCGCCGCCCGTAACGTGGTGAAGGAAGCGAAGAAACCGGCTGCGGTGGCAGAGCCGGAAATCAACGCGGCGCTGGAGCAGGCCGAAGTGGTGAAGAAAGCCACCAAGCCAGCAGCGCCAAAGGAAGAACCCGCCGACGTTGATGGGTTGCTCGGTCAGCTCGACAACCTGCTTGGCGGTCTGGACGACTAAGCTAACCGGGACAAATCCTCAGTCGATGGGGATTTGTCCCACCCGGAGGAAATATGGAACCTGATATGTTTGAGCCGGTGCGTGACGCCGGGATCACCCAAGGCGAACTGGCAGCGATTGCCAACGTGTCACGATTGACGGTGAACAAGTGGATGCGCGGCAAGTTCAGCCCGCATAAGTTGCACAAAGATAAGATTGACGACCTGATCTTCCGCATCAAGCTCTGCGTGGAGAAGGGCGCATTGCCGGTATCACCCCGGCTGAAAGGTGAGGAACGGAAACAAACCATTTACGAAAGAGTCAACGGTGTAATGTGAAAGGTATTGCCTTCACTTACACTTTGACCCGAGAATAAAAACTTTTCAGCGCAAGGGGCATTCGTGGATATCCTTTCGTTTTACACGCGGATACTGCCGTCCGTAGGGCGGTACGTCCTGATGGGACCGCGTAAGCAACACCTGTGGTACGAGACACTGGCGGAACTTGTTGAAGGAACGATAAAACATGCGTACATCGAAGCGAACTGGTACTTCGGCACAACGTCTTTCGATAGCGAGGGTTCCCGCACGCAGGAGCATGTTATTGCGGCGAAATCCCTTCGGCTCGATCTGGATGCCGGGGCTAAGAAGCTTGAAAAACATGGCCCGAAGAAGGTGTATGCGACGAAGCAGGAGGCAATTGCGCACGTCGTTGACTTTGCGAAATGGTCTAATCTTCGCCCTTCGCTGATTGTCGATTCCGGCGAAGGCTTGCACATTTACTACTGCTTCGACCGGGACTTCCCGAGCATGGACGTGTGGCTGCTGTGCGCCCGCATGCTGGACCGGCTGGCAAAGACCTTCGGCCTGAAGGTAGATAACGCCGTGACCAAGGATTCGGCGCGTGTGCTGCGCCCGGTAGGTGGTCTGCACCCGAGCGGTGCCGTGGTCAAGGTGCTGAAGTCGATGGGCGATCTGACTCTGGAAGAATTCAGCGCCGCGTTCAAGGCAGTGCAGCATGAGCTAATCCCTGACGCAGCCGCGCCAAAAGCTAGCTCGGGCGTGAACGCCGATGTGCTGGCATCGCCGATGGTGAAGGTGGAATCGTCGGTCGCCAAGGTCGCGCAGAAGTGCCAGTGGGTTGCCGACAATCTGGCAGCGAAGGGCAACGTCGGGTACACCGACTGGCTGAACATGCTGGCGCTGTACAAAGCTAGCATCGAAGGCGTGGATGGCGCACTGGAATGGTCGAGCGGCCATCCGGAGTTCGACCCGGCAGAAGTCACCATCAAGATCGAATCGCTGACGGGTGGACCGCCGACATGCGACCGCGTTAGCGATGAGTGCGACGCCTGCCGCTCATGTGAGCACTTCGGAAAGATCAAGACGCCGTTCTCGCTTGGCAAGGCGACGGACGCCGAGATTGCAAAGCTGCGCCCAAAGGCAGAAGCCGAGGATGAAGGCGGCGCGTTCTCGGCTGAAGAAGCAGTTGTCGCCGACAAGAAAGAAGACGCATTCAAGGACGCTGCAAAAGATGACTGCACTGAAGAACTGATAGCGGTCGGGCAGATTCCGGAAAAGTGGCTGAAGCCAACCGAGCTAGTGCCGTTCAATACGGAGTCGCCGTTCTTTATCGGCAAGGGTTCGCATAACCGCATGGTGCTTGGTTGCTATGTGCGGCGCAAGATTAAGGTGGAAGGCGGCGAAGTGACGCGCTACGAAAGGCTGCTGCTAACAGAACAGCCGTTCTATGTCCGCGAGTTCGTCAGCGGCGGTAGTGTGACGCTGGTGTATCTGGAACACTACGACAGTCACCTTGCAAACAAAGCAATGTGGACGGAAACCGAAGTTACATTCGAGTCGTTGTCGGAGGAGCGCGACTTCCGCAAGCTCATGAACCGGCTCGGCATCATGGCTAAGGACGCAGCAAAACATAAGGAAGTAATGAATATGCTTCACGCATACACGCGGGCGAATCTGGCGATGCTACGGCAGAAGCGGAACGGCGATGTGTTCCGCCATCGCTTCGGATTCCAGTTTTTGAACGACGAGCCTGTGTACGTACAGGGTGCGTACAAGGTGAACAGCGATGGTGTTACTGAGCGGTGCTTCCTGTCCGGTTCCCTGCGCAACCTGAAAGGCGGCTACGAAATTCCCGGCATCCCGAGCGATGATCTGCCCGACTTCAAGGGCGACTTCTACAGCGAAGTCATCCTGCCGAAAGCTCGCCAGTACTGCGAAGGCATCAAGGCGATGTATGGCGACGCATCCAACGCCAGCCTGACGCCGTTCGCGCTTGGTTGGTACATCGGCGTGGCTAGCTCGTACCTGACGTTCGTGACGCAGGAGGTTCCGCAGGTTGGACTGGAAATGCCGGGGATGGGCTTCGTGCTGTCGTTCTATTCGCAGGGTTCCGGTTTCGGTAAGACCGCACTGCAACGCGCCATCATGCGGGCATACGGCGACTCGGAGCTGAACAAGGCTGGCGGTGATCGTCGCTCGGGCGGTTCGGCGATTGCGGTTGGTGTTCACATGGCTAGCCGTGGTTCGCTGCCGTACTTCATTGACGAAGTGACCAACAACAAGCCGGATGAAGTGTCCGAAATGATCCACAAGATCAGCATTGGCAAGGACAAGGTGCGGGCGCAGCGCGACGGTAGCGCGGCAACCTACACCGGATCGTGGACTTCGATTGCCACCATGTCATCCAACCGTTCTCTGCGGCTGGCCCTGACTGAGCATCGCAACCATAGCCAAGCCGAGCAGATGCGCTTGCTGGAGATTAACTTCGACAAGGTTGATCCGGAAAAGCTGGATCGCGTCAGGTTTGAGGAGTCGATGGAGAAGATCGTCACTCCCGCGACTGGTGCGCTCGGCATGCTGCTCGGGCGTTACGGTGTGATGAACTGGAACGCGATGCGCGACCGCGCCACGGCGATCAAGCACAAGGTCACGGAGCAGTTTGGCCTGACCCAAGCGGAGCGTTATTTCGCAGCGATCTATGCAGCGGCGAAGCTGGCGGGGGAAGTGATGAAGGAAGTCGGCATCTTGCCGGTGGACGAGGAAGTGATGGACGCAGCGTTTGCGGACGTTATCCGTGCCATCCGTGGCTATGTGAATCAGACCATCACGACGCCAGCCGAGCACGCCGAGGAAATGATTCGTACGCTGATGCCGCGCTTTATCCGTACCAATACCGAAACCCGTCGTACTGGGTTCACTAGCGATGAATACGACGAAGTGCATAACCTGCACATGCTGGATCAGAAGTCCATCGCGGGTCGCTACGTTGTCGCGGATAACAAGGTGTACGTGGTGTATTCGGAGTTCCAGCAGTGGTGCAATGAAGTCGGCACCGACTGGCGCAGTCTGCTGCGTGACTGGAAGAACGAAGGGCTGCTGGTATCAATGCCGCACCTGAAGGTAATAACGGCGGGGATTCACCCGGCGAAGATCGCAAGCATGCGGCACAAGGTTATCGAACTTAGCTTGAACAGGTTGAACAGCGTGTCCATGCCGACCGAAGGGGAAGCACCGGACAACATCGTTCATTTCAGTAGGCAGGAATCGGCGTCCGCGCCGGAGGGAGACAACCATGCTACACCCCAACGAAGTGACAGCGCAGATCGTTAGCGCACGATACACCGTCTTGCACGGTGGTCATGTGATGTGCGAACTGACCATGATGAACACCGCCATCGTGCGCGGGTATTCGATCCACACGGTAGATACCGGCTTGGCAGAACGCGAGGCGCACAAGGCGGCGTTTGCCCGCGCCACCGAGTATGAGGCGTATGTGCGCAAGCATCAGGAATTCGAGAAAGGTCTGGGTGCGCTCGGCAGGCCGTTCTACGATTTCGGCGTAGAGTATGTTTGCCCTGTTCACGATGAGCCGGAGCTAGCATGAACGCCGAGTCCCGCTTCATTCAGTGGTGGGACTCGGTTGAGTCCTCGACCAAGCAGAACGAGGGCAACCCGATGCCGGATGATAGGTTCGTCCTGTTCAATGGTTCAATCTATATGACGGCGAAGGAACTGCGGGAAATCGTTGGCGGCATGAAAAACCGCATCGGGTTCCGCATCGACAAGCTGGAGCTTTAATAAATATGGACGACTTACCCGACCCGTCATGCCCACCCGTGGAAACACTGCTAGAAAAATTGGCAGCACTGGTAATCCTGCTGCTGTTGTTTGTCGCGGCAGTCGCGGGGGGCGTCCTGTTGTTGCGTTGATAAAGGATTAACAAAATGAAAGACAACGAGATCGCCGCGCTGGTCAATAAACTACGCGACATTGCCGTAGATTTTCACGCAGCGCAGCAACTCCGCGAACGCATTGCGCACGAGATCGTGCCTCATCTGAAGCGCATTGCCGAGCTGGAAAAGGATGCCGCAGGATGGCGCTTGCCAGTAGCGGCGTTGCAGCAATTGAGCAAGGAAACCGGGATACCGCCTTACGCCATCGATGTGATTCTCAAACGGGCCGATGCGCTGCGCAGGAACATGCCGGAAGGCAGCAATACCAACGACGCATAACCGGCGTTAAGTAAAGAAGGCCCGGAGCGATCCGGGCCTTTTCTCATTTGCGGATACCGAGTTCATCGGCCAGAGCGCGGTTCTGCTTTGTTACCCGCACCCCGTTACGCAAGTCGCGCTCGTACTGCTTCTGCGACTGCCGCGCCTTGAGCAGCGCCGACTGGTTGATCACCACACCGCGCTCGCCCTGATGCCGCTCGTTGAACTCCGCGATCTTCTGCCGGATCGCATCCATGTCCCCGCCCTGCAAGCTGGTCTTGGCGTACTCGTTGATGAGTTCGTGCCGCGCTGCATCCCGAGCATGCGATGCATTGTCCAGCGCACGGCGCGAGTCTTGCAGATCGGCTACGTCAGCCGACTTGAAGGTGAGCGCCTTGCTAGCAATGTCCCACGCCGACAGGTCTTCCGGCTTCATGTACGTGTTGCCGCGCTGCGTCTGCAAGCCTTGGTCAGCCATGCGGTACGCATCAATCGGACCTTGCATGAAGCGCGGAGCCACGACGCGGGCAGCATCCATCGGCTTGCCGTGCATTAGCGCGTCGATACCGTCGTACCAGTTCGCAGCCAGCGAAGCGGTCGGGCCAGCCAGCGCGAACAGCGAGTTGGCGACGGTATCCTGTCCATGGTTGCCCTGACGCGCAAACTTCAGCGGGTTCAGGATATCGCCCATACCGGCACGATCCGATACGTCGATGTTGAGGAAGGCAGCGGGTGCGCCCTTCATGATCAGCCGCGCCGCAGTCTCGCCAAGCGAATCCTTCAGGCCCGCGTAGAACTGCTGCTTGTATTCCTTGTCCTTGTCATCCGGACCGAACGCGCCAGCGATGGTCATGGCTAGCGAGGCTAGGGCCGTCAGCGGGGTTCCGACCGCACCAGCGATGGCAAGGTTCGCACCCGTCAGGTACATCGCGCCCTTGGCCGATTCGCCGGTCAGCGTACCTTCCGCAATCGCATCCTTGATGAGCTTGAAGTTCAGGTAAATCATGCCCTGCTGGTACTTCTTGAACTGCCAGAACAGCTTACCCAGACCGCCAGCGTTGGAGCCTTGCATCAGGCGCGGCGCATTCTCTGCGGTGTAGTCAAGGTGGGTGTCGGCCACAACCTTCTCCGCATACTGCGTGGCGAAATTAGTGCCGTTTTTGGCATCCAATAATTTCTCAAGGCGGTACGCGGCTAGCGCGGTGGCTACCCGGTTGACGATTTCCGTGTGGTGCGCCGGGAGCGAAGAAATCTTCGCCATCTTGTCGGTGATGCCTTCGGTCTGACCAGCGGCAGCAGCGCGAAGATCGTAGTCCTGCGTCACGTCGATAACGCCGCGATCCAGCAGTTCCTTGAGCATGCGCTGCTCATCGTCCTTGAACAGATTCAGGTCCAGTTCAAACTTCAGACCGTCCTGCTTGTACGACTTTGCCATCGCCTTTGCCACTTCGCCGGTTGCCCGCATCAGCGCATTGCCGGACGGGAGCAGGCCGTGACGCGCCGCCATGATCGGGGCCGATACGGTCCACGGCTGCAACAGGTTCAGCGCGAGGAACGATGGCGACAGACCGAGGTTCACCACGTAGCTGATGTTCGACAGCCCGTTGATGATGCTGTTCTGCGAGGACGGAGCCATAAGCTGCATCGTGCGCTTCGCCATTTCCTCACCGAGTAGCTTGGCTTCGTCGGTATCGCCGTGGCGCAGTTCATCCAGCGCCGCGTTGTACTCGCTGCCGTACGACATGCGGGAAATGTTGAACGAGTTCCGCAGACCGGCGCTGATAACAGCGCGGCGCATTTCGCCAGCCTTCACACCCGCCACGTTCAGGCGCTTGAGCTGCTGCTTGAGTGCAGCCTGTTCCGGCATCTGGCGAATGTACAGATCGCGCACGGCCTGCTTGATCGCGGACGAATCCTTGGTCGGCAGGTTGGCAGCGATTTCTTCCTCAAGCTTCTTCATGAAGCCATACGGTGCCGAGTCCAGTTCGCGGAAGTGCGCCTCACGCAGCTTGCGCTCCACCTGCATGCTCGGGTCGTCGCCGAAGTGTTCCTTGATCTGCTTCACGCGAGCGTCGGCTTCCGCTTGGCTCTCGTAGAACTCGACAAGGTACTGCTTGCTGTCGCGCTTGTACGCATTGAGCGCGGCTTGCGCATCGGTGACAGCCTTGCGACGGTCAGCCAGTTCCTTCTTGTCGTAGGTGTCATCGTCCTGACGGTACAGGTCAGCCAGAGCCTCACGCGCCCGGTCCAGACTTTCCTGCGCGTTGCGCAGGCCGAGGGACTTGGCAACCACCGCATGCTGGCCGAAGCGCATCAGCGGGAAGTACGGACCCTGCATCTGCGAGAGCTGGTATGCATGCTGATCCATGTCATCCCACAGGTGCGACGCCAGCCGACGATCCGAGATAGTCTTCAGCGTTTTCTTGAACGCCACGCGGTCTTCGGTCTTTTTGATTTCCGAAATCTTGTCGGCGTCCATGCCGCGCTCGGTCATTTCGGCACGATACTGGTCGATGATGGCTGAGCGGATCAGGTCGTTGGTCTTTTTCCAGTCAGACTCAAACTTGGCCTTGGTCTGCTGGTACAGCTCCTTCATGTGCTTGGGCATGTTGTTATAACGGTCCGCAAGCGCCTGATGATCGTCGCGCAGCGCACGATCCAGATGGCTGTTCTCGTCGGCGTCAAACGCCATGTCCGGGTGCATCCGTGCCATCGTCGCGTCGATCATCAGCTTGGACAGGTCCAGCGATTCCTTGTCCGACAGCTTCTCGAATCCACGGTCGATGCCTTCGATTTCGCCTTGCAGGTGCTTGGCCATCGAGGACATTTTGATCTGTGCGTCGGCAAGCCGCTTCAGCGCCGGGACGGAACCGCCGAAGCGGTCAACCAGTTGGCGCAGAGTCATGAAGCCAAGCACGGCTGGCTTGGTGCCAAGACCTCCGAAGGTGTCCTTCATCCGGTCGAGGAACGTGCCAGCCTTCGGTTCCGGAATGTCGTCCAGCGATGGCTTGGCTTCCTGCCGGTACACCGCCTTGTCGGACGGTGCAGCTTCCGTACCCTGTTCGACTGCCTTGCGAGCGTTCGCCAGAATCTCTTTCACTTCGCCGTTGGTCACGCCGGAGGCGATGCTGCCCAGACCGATCTTGCGCAGACCGGCACGGATGACGTTGCCAATCTTCTCCAGAACGCTCGGCTTGACGCGGCCCTTCTCGGCCATGTCTGCCAGCACTTCCTCCACGGCGGTTTCCTTGTCCAGACCTTCCTGCGCCATCATCGCGTCAGCGGCCTTGCGGATTTCGGGGTTGCCGTTGTAAATCTGATTCATCACGGTTTTCTTGGAGTCGCCAAGCAGCGCGTCCAGTCCGTGATGGCCGGTGATCTCGTGCAGGATGGAAGCTGCCACGTCGCCAAGCGAGGAATGGTTGCTGGCGATGACGTACACCTTGCCGCGCCAGTAGCCCGCCTTCGGGTTGACGTTGGCATCCTCGGCTTCCTTGCGAAGCTCGGGCGGGAAGTCATCGCGGCTCTCTACCACTTCGACTTGCGGCGCGTTCTTCCACTTGTTCGTCATTGCGTCGGCGACGGCTTTGGCTGCGCTGGCGCTCACTCCCTCTCCCTTCTCGCCTTCACGCCACGACGCCATGCCCTTCGCACCCTCGCGCTCATGCGCAAGCTGACGCAGGTACGCTTCACGCGCCCGCGCCTCGGGGAAGTTCATATTGAAGTACCGCTCGGCAACTCTCTGATCTTGCTCCGGAATGTTACCGGACTGATCGGAGTAGCGTCGTGCCAGTTCCTTCTCGGCGTCGTTGACGGAGAACGTCGGGTGGTCGCCTTCCTCGGCAGCCGCGTACAGTTCGTGAATGTTCGCGTCCTGAATCGAGCCGTTGGTGACTTCGTAGTTCTTGGCGTGAGCATCCTCCAGCGGTGTGCCCATGATGGACTGCGGAGCCTCTGCCGGAGCCTCGGGATTTTGTCCCTCGGTCATGACTGCATTTGTCCCCGGCTTGGCCTGCGGGACATTTTCTGCCAGTGACGACGCTAGCGAAGTCTCAGCGAATTTCAGCTTGCCAGCACGGACGGCTTCGGCAAGGTGGGTGGCATCGTCAAAGCTGATCTTGTTGTCGTTCAGGGCGCGACCGATCTGCGCCATGATCGGCATGCGCCGGTCAGTGACCTTGATGCGGAACTCTTTGCCGAACTGTTCCGCGATGGCTTTCGGGTCTGCGGTCTGTTCGGCAGCGTAGGTCGGGTTGCCGCGCTGGTCGAACATTTCTGCCTGACCGGGCTGCTTGCCTTCGACGGGGACATTTCCTTGGTTGGTGGGGATTTGTCCCGGCTGCTGGTCTAGCACCTTGCCAAACATTTCGCCCTGCTGTGGCTCGGCTGGCTTGGTGTTCGGCGCTTGGGGAACTTCGATCTTGGCGTTCGGATGCGGCGGCTCAACCGGCAGGGTCAGCAACACGGCTTCCTGTTGACTAAGGAGTTCGCCAGCGGACGCCTTGCGGCGGGCTTCCATCTGCATCTCGTAGATGGTCTTCGGCTTTTCCGACGCGACGACACCGCCAGCACCCGGCTGGACCTGACCGGGAATCTCGATCTGTGGGGTCTGTACCTGCGGCTGGTTCGACGCTTCGTGCAGCGTACCGGCGATCTGATCCTGCTGCTGTGCTAGCTGCGGCGTTACAACATTTCCCTGAGCTTGGTCGAGGCGTTCAATCGCGCCTTGTTCTTTGGCCTGCGCCAGTTGGTCAGCCGCATGCTCCGGTGCCATGATATCGCGGGCCGGAGGATTGAGCGGCAGTTCCAGTTGCGCAGAAGTGGCAGGTGCCTGCGGCGCGGCAGCACGGCGCTCGTCAAACGGGAGTTCCATCTGCGCCGGGTTGCTCATCATCTGCGGCGCACCGAACAGGTCCATCTGCGCCGGGGTGCGAACACCTTCGGGCAGCGGGCCAGCCACAGCGTCAGCCGGACGCATCACCTGCGTGGGCTGTGCAGGCATGTCGTTTGGCGACAGCAGGTTCATCTGGCCGGTGGAGTCCTGCGCCAGCACCGGAGCGGCTTGTTCCTGCGCCTCGCCGCCAGTCTGATTCGGCATGCCGTGGTTCTTGTGCATCGCACCTTCCATGCCGCCGAGCATGACGCCGAGCGCCAAGCCTTGACCAGCCTGAGCGCCGACGCCCTTCATGAGCGGGTCGCCAGTGCCGATGTTCTGCCACATCTGTTCCTGCGCGGACTGCGGGGCTTCCTGAAGGATGCCTTCGGAGATCATGCCCTTGCCGACACGCCGCAGCAGGCCGCCCGTTGCGCCAGCAGCGCCCACGCCAGTCATCACGGCAGTCTTGGCGTCACCGAATCCTGGGATGGCGGCAGCGCCACGGCTGATCAGGCCGGTGAGAACGCCAGCGGGGATAGCCGCGTACACGTTACCGTCCGGGTTGGACTGCGCAATCTGGGTCGCGGTCTGACCAGCGGAGACAGCGCCTTCACCGATAGCGCCGAGCGTCTTGAGCGCACCGACGTTGGTAACGCCGCGCATGGCGGCAGCGCGAGCGCCGGTCGCGCCGAGCATCATCGAGGGCAGGGCTTCGACGCCGCGACCGAATGCCACGGACGGATGCTGAAGCAGATCGCCAATCGCACCGCCAGCCTCATTCCAGAAGCCGGTGCCTTCGCGCTGGAATCCAGCCTGAGCGACTTCCTGTTCGGCAGCGGTACGTGCCGGGGAGTAGCCACGGGAGAAGATTTGGTTGGTCGCTTCCGGATCGTAGCCTGCCGCATCCAGCACCGTGCCGACGCCGGGGATAAGCCGCGCCAAGCCAGTCACAGCGGAGCCAGCGTCCACAGCACCCTTCGCCAAGTCGATGCCGGTGTCGCCCAAGCGACGCATCAGGCCGGTCTTCGGCGGGGGTGGGGGCGGCAAGCCGCCGATGGCTTTCGCGCCAGCGTTCAGTACCGAGTTAGCAATGTCGGAGTAGTCGGCAGGCATCGGCTCGCTGGAAGGGAGCTGACCGGCTGCACCCTGCGATGGGTCGTACTGCATGCGGCCAGCGACCATGCGGGCATACATAGCGGGGCTAGTGCCGTGCGCGTCACGCACCGAATCCTTGATCGTGCCGTCAGGCAGGACCGCGCCGCGCCCACCGATATAGGCAGCGGCGACTTTCATCGGGTCGCCGTTGAAGTAGTTCCAGTCGTCCTTGATCTTGCGGATCGCGGCAGCCGTGCGGTGCTCGTCGTTGTAATACGACTCACCGGGCATGGCGTACTGACGGAACGTACCCGGCATGATCTGCATGGAACCGGACGCACCCTGCGGGCTGACCGCGTTCGGGTTGCCGCCCGATTCGACATTGCGGATCGCACCGACGAGGCGATCCATCAGGTCGGTCGCCGCATTGCCGGTGTTACCCGGCATGGGCGCGGGGGCCGCAGCCGGGTCAGGCCGGTTGTCGAAGTAGCCGTTGATGATATCGGTGATGGATGCCATGACGGTCCTTAGTTGAGCGGGTTCTTCGACACGGACTCGCCATAGGCTGACGCCGCTTTTTTCAGCGTGTTCTTCAGGCCGGTGACGCGATCTTCCTTGGCCTTCTCTCGCTTCATGCCATCAATGGTTTTCTGCGTCGGCTGCGAGTTGTACGGGGCTTCCTTGGCAGGGACGCCACCACCAGTGCCTTGCTGGTTGCCCGGTTTGACGCCAGCGCCCATACGCTCGGCCAGAGCGCGGGTGGCTTCGGCGCTGATGGCGTCGAGAGCCTGACGGTACTTGTTGTAGTCCATCTTGCCGGTTGCCGGGTCGGTCGCCACCTGCGCGGCCTGCGCCTGCACCGCCAGCAGGGTTTGCTGCGTGGTCGCGGCGTCGGTCGCCTTGAGCATGTTGTTCGTCAGCCCGAGCAGTCCAGCGTGTGGCTTACCCGGCATATCCGGATCGGTCTGGATGGTGTACAGGTTCGGGTTCTCTTTGATGAACGCCTGCTGTTCAGCCCGCTTCTCGCGCTCGGCCTTGGCCGGGTCGATGCCTGCAGCACCCTTGCCGCGAAGTCCTTGGTCGTACTGCATGAGTACGCCATTCTTGTAGTCGCGGTTGGTGTAGGCGTTCATCTGGGTAGAGCCAGCGTTTTGCTGCGCCACGCCGAGCATACCGACGCGGTTCTGCGCTTCGGAGGCGATATTGATGCCTTGGTTATTCGCATTGACCATGCCGATCTGTGCAGTGGCGTCCTGATGCTGCGCGGTGTCGGTCTGCTGCTGACCAGTCAGGCCGGATTGTGCCCACAGGTTCACCGCATGCTGCGCCAGCGGAGCGTACTTCTCCGGGTCGATGGCAGCGGCGGCTCGCATCACCAGCGCGTTCTGCGCCAGCGGGCCGGTCGGGTCGAAGCGTTGCCGTGCGCCGGTCTGGGTGTTCACCAGTTCGTAGTGGACCTGTCCGGTCTGCGGGTCTTTGACAACCTGACTGGTGTAGCCATTCTGAACGCCCGTGTTGTGCAGGTTGGCGATATCGGTCAGGCCACCTTCCAGATCGCCGCCGAACATCTTGTCGGATGCTCCGAACAGACGCTTCAGTTGATCTTCCTTGGACTGCTGCTCGCCCATCTGCGCGTAGGCAACTGCCATGCGCGGGTCGTTGATCTTGCCCGCCATGTCCTTGTACGCCATGCCTTGCGTGTAAGTAGTCGGCTTCATCGCCGCTGCCTGCACCGGGTCGAGGCCGTTAGCGGAATCGCTCAGACGCTCGCTGATAAGCTGGCGCTGCAGGCCAGCGTCGCCGTTGGCTTGCTGCTGCGCCCACCCGTTGACCACCTGCGCCTGTTCCGGCGTCAGGCTGGATACGTCCTGCATGGTCCGCGTGTAGTCGTCCTTGCCGACGCGGGACATGGCATCTTTGGTAGTGGCGCGGTCCTGCTCCTCACGCTGGCGTTGCTGGTTGCGAGCGTCCTGCTCGTCCTGTAGTCGCTTGTTCTGCGAGAGGCCGAGATAGGTGCTAAGACCGGATTGGGCCATACCGCCCATCAGAGAACCGAGGCTCATTACATCACCCTTGAATAATCGACCGACAGGAATCCGTCAGGACGGACAATCACGGCATCAGGACGGACAGCTAGGACTTCCTGTGCCATCACACCGAAGAAGGTGTCATCGCCAAAGTCGCAGTGGTATTCCGGCTTGTATTGGAACGAGTACAGCGTCAGACCGTTGGACAGCTTGCCAACCGGGACGATGTTCTGTTTCATGCGGAAGTCGGACGCGAAGATCGCGGCAGCGCCCAGAGTGCCAATCAGCGAACCAACGCCCGCGTCAGCTTGGTTCTGGAGATTCGCAGCCTGAAGCTGACCTTGGTAGATGCCGTTGTAGGTATTGGCCGCGCCGCCGTAAGCGTTCGCCACGCCGCCGTAGCCGCTGATCATGTTGGACTGCATGCCGAGCGCGGACTGCATGCCCATCTGTCCGACAGATGCAGCGCCCATGCCAGCCTGATTGCCGACGCCGGAGAATCCCATTGACTGAGCGGGCATACCGCTAGCGAGGTTAGCGGCTTGCTGGCGCAGTCCCACAGCTTGAGTGCGGCGGGCTTCAGTCATGGCGTTGGCAGCGCCGACCTTGCCGAGCGCGGCTTGCGCACCGCCCGCAGCTAGCGCGGCTTGAGCGCGGCCAGAACTCGGGTTCACGCCCATGCGTTGCAGACCGCGCTGATTGGCGGCATTCTGTTGCGCGAACGCCTGCTCAACGTCGGCGGCAGCTTGCCCACGCAGGCCAGCCAGTGCCGAAGCGGAATCGAAGTTGTTGGCATCGTTCATCGCGTTCTGGAGCATGGGGCGTCCGTTCTGGACGTACCAGTTCCATTGGTCGTTCGCCCGGTTGTTCGCCGAGGTCATCGACTGAAGCTGCGCGTTCACGACTTGCGAGTTTTGCGCGTCTAGCGCGGAGAGCCGCTGACGGTTGTAAGCATCAGCGCCCTGCATGTAGTTGGACATATCCCGTGCGGTCTGCGCCTGCATCATCGCAGCCTCGCCAGCGCGGGGGTCTTGTTGCGGAGCGTCAGCGTCGCAGCACATGATTATTCCTTCATAGATGCAGCGCGAGCTTCAAACTCCGCATGCAGGTTTTTCAGGTAGTTGTCCCATCCTTCCTTGTGGGCGACCTTGCGGGCAGCGTAGCCAAGCTCACGCGCATAGTCAGGACCGCCAACGAGCATCGCGCACTGCGTCACAAGATCGACGTAGGACGAGCGCAGGATATAAGCGATGCGGAGTTCGTATTCTTGGGCGTCAGCTTCCAGCTTGTTAGCGATGTGCCAATTGCTGATTGCGTTGACGAGGATGGCGTTCAGGTGCGCAAAGTTCGCCATATAGAACTCATTGCGCGGCAGCGTAATAAGCGCCTTCATGAACGCCGCGTGAATCTGATTCGGGTCAACGGGTTTATCCCGGTCGATCAAATCATCCCAGACGTGCAGAACCTCCACCATATCCGCGAGGAATTGGGCGGCAGCTTTGTTGCCGAGCATGACGGGAGTGAACGCCTCGGCAGTGCGCTCGACCGGGAAGTGAATCATTTAATGACGCCTTCGGAAACGTCAGCGCCCTTGTAGCGCGGAGCGGCTTTCGGTGCAGGGGCAGGAGCGGCCAAAGCGTTTTCATCGGCGGGGGCGAAAGTACCTTCGGCCCAGATTCCCTCGATGAACTTACCGCCCTTAACAACTTTTCCAGCCACGACTTGACCGCCAGCGGCTTCGATATCTTTAATAGTCAACATGAGTTTCTCCTTAGAATTTCTCGCTTACAGGATTCTACACTGTAAGCGAGGCGCTATAACATACTTACACTTCAGTAGCCAATAGATTTCTTGCAATGGTCTTTCTCAAACCAGTCAAGAAGTTTGCACAACACGCACCAACCGACGCTACCGTTCAGAAGACCTCGGCCAGCGCGGGAGGAGATTGTCTCATGCTCCTCGCCGTTAAGTTCGGTATTGGCGAATCGGTCGTACGCTCTAAACGACGCCGTTCCCCTTTCCGGGCGAAACAGGCACACCCATAACCACACGAGCGACACGATTGGCTGGATCAGATGAACCGCCAGCCACAGCAGCACTAGCTGCCAGCGTTTGAGAACCATTGCTTCCTCCCAGTGGATGGGCCTTTCTGACAATGGCCCCGTTGATAACTTGGTGCGCAGCCATATCGAGTCCGGGTTCGGCGTCGATGGTCTGTACTTCGATTCCGTTGATGTAGATCGGGCCGTCACCGTAACCACAGGCGATCAGGTTGCCATCTACGTCGAATGCGTATTTGTTCATGTCGCCGGTATCCAGTAAACGAAGCCATCCACGGTCATGTCTCCGCTAGCGGAAGCGGTCGTATTGATGTAGTACGTGCCGGGGTCAAGGCGCATGACAGCCGGAGGCGGTGCGCCGCCGCCCGTGCCGTTATCAATTTGCATGTAGGTGACTGTGGCGCTGCCACCCGGCAGGTTGGTAACGCTGGCAGACATGATTTCACGAGAACCTGTACGGAACTGCAACAGGAGCGTGACGAACGACTGAGCAGGAACGGTGAACTGCTGCGAGGCAGTGAATTGCCCGCCGCCGAACGCACGAGCGCCAATGCCGGAATAGTTAGAGGAGCCACTGCCGCCACCGCGCACCGTGAGCGAATCCACCGACAGGTTGCCATTGACGTAGCCAGTGACGAACTGCGCAGTCCCGTCCGAATTGATATGCCAGCTACGGCCTTGGAGGGACAGGGTTGGAGAGGACAGGGTAATCAGGCTGTTAACGTTGTCGATGGAGAGCAGATTGCCTTGTGATACCCACGGGTAGACGCCGCCGCCCGTATAACCGAACACAGCGCCATCGGTGCCGATGTAGCCGCCCGCGCTTCCCCATGTCGCGCTGTTCATCCCGGCAAACTGACCAGCATAGAAGCGACCGTGGAAGGAGCCATCGCCGGATACGTCAAGGTTGCCCTTGATGTACAGGTTCGTACCGTTCCACCACAGACCGTCGCCTGCCGGATCACCGATGCGGAACAGGCTGGCATCCATGTACAGGCCCTTGCCGTTGTTGTAGTCAGTCACGCCGACCGTGCGCAGCCAGCCGTTGTTGTTTATCTGCACCGTGCCGAGCGAGGCTGACAGGGCTGACAGGGTGTTGAACCGGCCCGTGGCAGCAGTGACGATATTGGCCGTCATGCGGGCAGCGTCAATGTCGCCCGCCGTGATTTTCACCGCGTCGAGGTTGGCGATCTTGGCGTTGTCCACCGCGAGGTTCTGGATCATCGCGTTGGAGATCGACGCATTGCGGATATACGCCGAGTTCATGTACACGCCGACCGGGATCGGCTGACCATCGATGACCAGCGTGGGATCAGACTGAACGTACAGCAGCGGGTTGTAGTTCACCCCCGCTGGCGGATTAGCCGCCAGAACGTCCAGCAGATACGAAGCGTCATAGCCGGTTTCGCCACGAGTACCAGTATCCTTGTTGAACGGGCCGACGACACCGGAGGTAGCAACATGGCGAATCCAGTAATAGAAGACCTTGCCAGCACCGATGGAGTCCGCGTACACCCATGCGGTCGTCTGCGCGATCAGGACTGCCTGACCGATATCGTCAACCGGGCTGCGCCAGATTTCGGTATAGGCGAAGTTGTGGAAGGTAGGCTTGGCCCACGACAGGATGATGTTGGCAATCGCGCCCATGATCGACAGACCAGTGGGCGGGGGCGGGATCGACACATCGTACTGGTCGCCGATGGGCGTGACGTTGCCGCTGCCCGGATCGGCAGAGTACGCCGTGCCGCCAACGACAGCCTGAGCAATACCGTTGGACAGCAGATCGCGCCACGTTACCGCAGCATCCACCTGCGAGCCGCGATTGCCTTCCCGAGTCTCAAGGATTTCCTTGATCTGATTGATCGCCTTGATCGTGGACTGAAGATCAGTCGGCGTCGGAATCTGCGGCAGGCGCGGCGCTTCCCGCGTCAATGACTGCAAATCCTTCTGCGACAGGATGACCTTGCTGGACTCCGGCGTTTTCAGCGGTTCGCTCATAGCTTCAGCAACTCCTCTCCGTTACCTGCCAGCGTGATGCCGCGAATCGGCCCGGTGCAATCCACTTCAAACGCGGTGATGCGCGTCGGGATGGCTGGCAAGCGGAATGGGGAATCGTTGCTCACCGTGCGGGTGTGGATCAGGGAGCCGTTGGCGTACAGCCGGAACGTCACCGGGAAGGTGTCCGCTTCGATGCGCCCGTAGCCCAAGCTGACGTAGCGCGGGTAACGATAGTTCGGGGAACGCCAAGTGGCCGTCAGCGGAGCGCCGCCGTCGAACTTGGTGATGTTGCTGCCCTGCGCCAGATACAGCGTGTCGAAGATCGGGTCATAGCGGGCAGCGGTCGCATGCAGCCCTTCGAGGCGCACCACGAACGGCGTCCGGGTCCAGTCGAACACCAAGCACAGGTCGCCGGGGAAGAAAGCGAAGTAGCGGTTGTTGTACTCGACCGCGAACATATTGGCCGGGTCGAGTGCCCGCCACTGCTCACGGGTGAACAGCTTCTCGGTCATGGACTGGATGCCGGAAGTGCTGATCATATACAGCCCGTCCGGGGAGGCGTAGATGACGCCCCCTAGCATCGACACGATGGAGCGTTTCGATACGCAAGCCTGCTCATCCGGCAGCTTGGTCAGGGTGTAGCCTTCCGGGTCCACGCCGGTCAGCACGTACGGATACGATTTCGTCAGGATCGCAAAACCCTGATCGAACGCGCCGCAGCCGACAAGATCGTGGTCAACGGCGAGCTTGTAGGCATCCGGCCATGCGTACAGCGCGTACGGAACCGAGCAGTGAATGGTGCGACCCGACAGCATGATCGCGTTACCGTTGGCACCGAGCTTCAGGCCGAACCCGTCATCGGGCGGTTCGTACCAGCCAGCCGTGGCGCACACTTCACCAAGCTCCTCGTTCTTGCGGGTGTCGGTGTAGCTGGTGAACGCCAGCGGAATCTCGTCAACGAACTGGTACTGCGCCGCACCGGAAGTGCCGGTGTTGGAGCGGTACAGCCGCTTGGACACGATGTTGTAGTTCCCGCCCGGAGGAATCGGCAGGTTGTTGAGCGTCATGCTCTGGCCGTTCTTGAACTCAAACACGCCGATGGCACGGTCGCTCATGGCCGATTCTTCGCCCCATGCGCTCACGTAGGTCATCACGTACGCGCCGAGCAGCGTGGAACTGTTGGCGTCGAGGGCAGTGCCGCCCACGGATACCGTCACTAGCGAAGTGTCAGGCATCGGCAGGCCGAGCCGGTAAGCGGCAATCGGGTAGTCCGTGCCTCCCGTCTGGGCTAGCACGTTGTTCGTTTTCTTCGGATAACCGTCGCCCGTGAAGTAGGTACGCTCGGACGTATCTTCCGAGATTGGCGCTTTGACCACATCAACGTCGGTGATCCACGAAAACCAAAACTTCGACTCGTCGGTTTCATGCTCACCGAAACGGTAAATGGTTTTCTTGGTGCCCGCCTTGGTTGGCGAAACCACCGTCGCTGGCGCTTTCCAAGGCTCCAGCAAACCGCGAGTCAGCTTGCAGTTGTTGGCGCGAGCAGCCAAACCCCCCGACAGCTTTTCAGCATCGAGGAGGGGCACTTCGCCTTGGAATACGCGCTCAGAGATTGCCATTATTTCTTTCCGATGGAAGTGGTCTGCACACCCTTCAGTTTCTCGAACGTGCGCTGCGTACCGAGTCCGAGCATGCCAAAGAGCAATGTTAGCAGGACACTCATATCAAGTGGGGGAAGCGTGACGGTCTTCCCGGCAAGGATCATCCCCCACTGTGCCAGCGGCTCCACGATGAACTGGATACCGAGGCCGACGCCGCAGACCCACATCACGAACGGGCGAGCACCGGCAACGAACATGCTTCCATTCCCGGCTTCCGCTTTGGCGACTTCAAGCTGCGCCAGCACAGTTTGCAGTTCGCCGGTTTGCGTCATCTTTGCCATTTCTAGCTTGGCGTTCGCAGCGGCAACCGGGTCAGGAAACACCCGGTCGATGACCTTGCCGATAACGTCGAACACCGCCGAGAATGGAGTAATGTCCATCATCCCTCCCGCATCATCTTGGCTAGGCGCTGTGCGCGAGCGCCAACCTGATTGGCCCACTTCGACTGGAGCATGCCGCCAGCCGCAGCGTCATAGCGACCAGCTTCCATAAAAGCGAGCGTATTCTGGAACCCGAGCAATCTGTCGATGCCAAGGTTGAAGCACATATTCAGCAGCACTTCCTGACGAGCGTCGCTCATCTGCTTCCACCACGGCAGCTCGCGGTCAAGGTCGAGGACGCACAGGTTGATATCGCCTTCCAGCAGGAAGTTGACCTCATCCGGCGACAGCCCCCGGTCGTCAAGATTTCTCCCGACGCCGATGGTTGTCTTGCCCACCGTATCCTTGTACGGCTTGTAGCGAACGCCTTCGTCGGTGCGAAGCTGCGCTTTCAGTCGTTCACGATTCATCTTCGTAGGGGCGCAAGGGAGACTCGCCGTACAACCACCGCTGTACGGTGCGGGTTTCGTAGATACGAATGCAAGTCCAGATGAGGGAAGCAAGGGCGGCTGCGTAGGGCAGCCACCCGAACAAAACCCCCACCGTCGCTGCAAGGGATGCCGTATCCCCTACAGCTTTGGCGTGGTCGATCACGGTGCTTCCTTTCATGGTGTCGGCAGAGCCGGTGAGCCGGTCAGACCGAGTACCCGGATGATTCCGGTGCGGGCTTGCGCGGTCTGCCCGTTGGCCGTGGCGTCAACCCGGAACTTCCAGATACCAACCGGGATGGGTTGGTACTGGACGGTCCAAGTGCCGCCGCTTACGTTCACGGTGCCGAGCGGACCCTGTACCGTGCTGTCAAGCTGAGACTCGATGTACAGGCTCACCGTACCCGTTGCATCGCCTTGCAGATTGGTCGTGCCGGACAGCGTGGCGCGAGCGCCGCGCATGATGGCCGTGTCGCCCGTGGTGACAGCCACCGTCGGAGCAGGCAGGACAGCCGGAGCAATCGTCATCACAACCGGAGCCGGGTTGGTCAGACCGGCATCGTTGGTGATGCTGATGGTGATGGAGCCAGCCACGGACGGGGTGTAGGTGAAGCTCGCGGGTGCGCCATTCACGATGGTCGGAGCCTGCGGGCTGAACACGCCACCCTTGCCGTTATCGCTCAGTGCCAGCGTCACGATGCCGGACTTGGCACCGTCGAGGCTCACGCTGAACGCTGCTGTGGACGAGCCTGCCGTGCCAGTGGTCGGCGCGGTGGTGCTGTACACAACCGAGGTAGCTGGCGTGATCGTGCCAGAGTCCATCGCCGTACCGGACACGCCCATCAGCTCGAAAGGCGCGGTTCCCTTGGCTGCGGAAGTACCGCCACCGTTGGTGAACAGCAGGCTAGGCGCGGCGTACGAACCCGGCACGATGTTGTCGATGGTGATGGTGAACGCGCCAGCGACAACCGGAACAGCCAGCGGGCCGATGGAGTGGTTGATGTAGCGGGTATCGGTCGGAACAATCGTGATCGTTGCCGAGTCCACCGTGCCAGTCACCGAGCCAGCGACAGTCAACGATGCACCGTCCAGCGTTTGGGTCGTCACCTGCGCCACCGCCAGCGTGGGAGCCGGAGTGCGCTGTACCGGGCCAACGTCAGGCGTGAGGCCGTGGTTGTTGCCGAAGAAGTCCAGCGTGGCATTGGCGATACGGGTTGCATGGCCGACCAGTGCGCCACCGGAGGCCGGAGTGAAGTCGCCGGTCGCGGAGGACGGATCAACGAGGAAGTTGTTCGCCGTGATGCAGCCGATGGTTGGCGGCTGCGAGTTGTCCATGACGGAGCCGGTAACAACGTCTTGGTTGAAGACGTTGCCTTTGAACTCGCGCCAGTTGCCCGTATCCGACGACAGCCTGCCAGCCGCCATGACGTTCCAGCCCCACGAGTTCGTCAGCGCCAGTGCGCCGGTATTCAGGAACAGCGGTTGACCGTAGGTGCCGTAGCGCACGAAGCCGCAGTTGCGCATGTCCAGCCAGCCGTCGATCTGGCCGATGCTGCGGTCGTTCGATCCGGTCTGGATGAACAGGCAGTTGTCCATGGCAGTTGCCACTGCATAGATGCCCAGACGTAGCGGGTTGTTGGCCGTGTTCGCCCGGATAACGCAGTGCGCCAGTTCAGGCACTTTCATGGTGTTGTTATAGGCCCAGCCCAGACCGGACGACGTGGCGATACCTGCGCCGGTAATGTCGAACTGGACGTTGACGAACCGCACACCAAGGTTGAGGTTGAGGTAGTCAGCAGTGCCGAGGGTGATCGTCACCGGGTTGGAACCCCAACGCAGCGGCGAGGCAATCGACATGCCATCGGCGGGACCGATTTCGCAGTAATACTGCGACGACGATTGCTGCAGCGTGAGGCTGACACCTGCGCCGGAGAAGGACGCATCATGAAGCTTGCCGAAGATCATGTAACGACCATCGACTGGGGTTTGGTTCCACAGCCAGCCAGCGAAGGCGTTGAGGTCCGCGAACTCCTGACCAGCGCCGATGTGCTTCACCACCGAAGTAACAACCGAGAACGACTGCGAAGCCGGGTTGGTCAGACCAGCGTTGTTGGTGAAGCCAGTCAGCGTGTACGAGCCGAGCGAATCACCGTGAATGGTGAACTGCCCTTGGCCGGTGGACTTGCTGATGATGATGCTCGGCGGGTCGAAGGTCAGGCCGGAGATAGTCGGCGGCGTCACCACCACATCGTTCGGCACCGTGCCGTCGATGGTCATGGTGAACACGTACGAGGAGTCCCCGAGCGGACCGGAAGCGGGGCCGGTCATGCTGATCTTGGTCGCGGCCTGCGGCGTTACGTCCAGCAGGTTCAGTTGTGTAAGGTTCCAGTCCGAAGCTGGCTTACCCCGATACGAGCGTTGAAGCGCGAATCCAGCCGGATTGCCCGTACCGTCATCCTCGGCAGACAGCCAATCGAAGTCGCGCATCGTACGACCGAGAACCATGTTGGTGTCGGTGTACTGCTGCGGCAGGATGGCGAGCTGCTGCACAACCTTGGGAGAGCCGAGGTCGAAGATGATGGTGTGCGGCGCGGGCTTGCTGGAGTCAGACGAATACGTGGACTGATTGTTATTGTCCAGAATGTTCGCTGCGATCTCGTTGTACTGCGGGCTGGCCGAGCTGACCGTTACCTTGGTCGTCGGAGTCGTCAGGTCTGCACCGCCCGGAGTAGCGCGAAGCTCGATTTCACCGAAAGCGACTTGGTTGTTGAAGCTGCCGTTGGTCGCCAGCACCCGCAGCATGTAGAAGCGGTGGCCGTTGGCCTGCGCGTTCGGCACGGTGACAGAAGTGCCGAGCAGGTTGTAGCCGGTGGTGGCTTCCCACATGTTCGTGTTCGCAAAGCGAACGGCGAAGGTCGGGTTGTTTGCCAGCGAAGCGTAGTTGTCCGGCAGGTGCAGGGCGACGTTGTACGTACCCGGAGCCAGATCAGCAGGCAGAGTCAGCGTTTCCTGAATGACGGTCTGACCCGGCAGGAACTTGCGCCAGTCGGAAGTCATGTCAATCGAGCGAACCGTGGTGCCGCTACGCAGGATCAGCTTGATCTTGCGGGGCAGGAACGGGGCAGCAAAGCCGTCGTTGTTGATGACGAACTTGACGCCGACCGTGCCACCGGGAGTGAACACGTTTGGCAGTTGCGCCGACACGAGGCGCAGACGGTAGCCGAGCTTGCGCTGTGCCTGACCGTAGCTGTCCTGACCGTCCTTCCACGTATTCAGAACGGTGGTGTCGTAGCCGATGTTGAGGTACGACCAGTGGAAGCGGGCCATTTCCGCCAGCGCCGAAGGACCGGCGTTGCGCGGGGCAGAGCCGCCGTTGGTTTCGCCGCCCACCGGAACCCATTGGGTATCGGTGTCCATGTAGGTCTGTTCGGTGGTCTGCTGGTAGTACGTACCGCCGTCGTTGCTGGAGGTCAGGAACGAATCGTTGAAGTGGCCGAGGCGGGACAGGGCAGAGCCGTCGTATGCATTAGAGGCTCCGACCGGGGTGGAGCTGTACATCTGCAGCTTGTACCACGGCTGGCGCAGCATGACCGGCTTGTTGTCAGGCATGACAGCCAAGCACTTGTCGATGACGCGCTTACGGGCATCCTTGTTCGCCTGCGAGAGCGAAGTCGGCCATGCGTCCGCGCCGAAGTTGTTGGAACCTTGGAACTCACCCCACTGGCCGATCCAGCCAGCTTGCAGGCCGATGATGATATCGGCGTTGCTGGTGAAGTACGGAGCCAGTTGATCCATGTGGCTCATGATGCGGGATTCAGTCGCATCGGTTGCCGCAGTGCTGGAAAAGGCGAACCGCAGCACGACCTTCAGGCCGTTGGTGCGGATAGCGTTCAGGTTGTTCTGGAACGCGGTCAGGAAGGTGCTGTCCAGCGCCGTCGTGACGTAGGAGCCGAGGTACACCATGTACTTCACCAGCGACACACCCTGCGCCTTGTAGGTGTTGAAGTTCGCTGCGGTGAAGTTACCGCCGTGGAGCAGCTCCATGTAGAAGCCGCGCTCCGGGTTCGGGAAGTTCGTGGTGGTGTCGGCGGTGTAGGTCAGCGCACCGCTGATCGAGTTCGTCACGACAAAGTTCGATACCGCAGCTAGCGGGTTGCCGGACAGGTCGCTGTACTTGCCGGTAGCGTTCGCGTTCGGCGTGTAGGTCAGGCGAACATTGTCGGTCGATACGAACGTGCCGTTCAGGTTAATGTCCAGCACACCCGGATTGGCACCGAGCGAAGTGCGGGTCGTGGCAGTGACGGACACAGCGGCGTTGCCGGATACCGACCATGCCGATGCCGCCGTAGCGCCAATCGCTTCCGGATACTTCGCTGCGTCCATCGCTTCGGTGAACGTCAGGCGAATGATCTGCTTGGTGCTGTTGGCCGGGTCCACCATCAGGACCGCCGACTGGATCGCTGGCGGGGTGGTGTCGCCCGGAATTGGAACGGTGTTGGTAACGGCGACGTTAGCCACCGACACCATCATATTCGCGGCAGCGTCCTGAATCTGATTGGTCGCAGGCTGGACGTAGCTGAAGGTGACGGTTTCGCCCGGAGCAATCACCGGGGACAGACCGTAGATCGCGCCCTTGTTCGGGCCGTCCGTGCCAATGTCGATACCGCCGATGGCGTGACCGCCGCTGACGGTGAAGGCAGACGAGTCCGGCGTGACGTGCGCCAGCGTTTCGGAGAACGTAATCTGGATCACGTCGCCAGTCGCGTTCGTCTGTGCCGAGGCAATCGTCGGGGGGATCGTGTCCGCAGCAGCGTTGACGATCTGATCCGGGTTCGCCAGCAGCGAATCCTTCTCAGCCTGCGACAGAACGCTGTTGAAGATGGTGACTTTCTGCAGGCGGTTCGCGGCGAGCTTCGTGGTGTTACGACCCAAGAAGTACATCGTGTTGTTGCCGCGATTGCCGGTGCTGAAACCCTGCGGGTCGAACGTGACGGTCGGCGTCTGCCCATCCACCTGAACGGTTGTCCAGCTACCGCCGTTACCGTTCCGAATGTCGATGATGAAGTAGTGCCAGCCGAGGTTGACGCGGGTGAACGCCTTGTAAGTGCCGCCGCTCTGATTGCTGTTGATCACCACCGTCATGTCGCCGCCGCCCGCTTGGAGGGCGAAGCCGCAACCACCGGGCACCGTGTCCCACGGCTCGCCAAGCTCCCAGAGGAAGCCATCGGAGTTATCGGTGGGGCCGGTGCAATACGCACGGAATGCAATGGTGAACCCGGTCTGCGCAGTCAGGTCGATGTTGTCCTGATGGGCAACCGGATTAACCAAGTCGCCCTTCAGGTACGGGCCGTAGGTCGGGTCAGTCGCAAAGGAACCGCCCGTCCCCATAACGAGGGCGGTTCCGGTTTTGATTTCCCCTTCGGTCCCGTTCAGCGGCCAGTGAAACTTGACCTTTGCACCGAGAGCATTGCTGGTGTTAATGGTAGTCATCTGATTTCCTTACTCAGAGCGGGCCGACAACATCGGGAGCCTTGATGGGGGCCACACCGGGGTAGCAGTAAATGTAGTCCGGGTTCGGGCCGGTGTTCACACCGCCGCTGGCTATCCACGATTGTACCAGTGCTTTCTTTGCGTCCATACCACTAACCACAAAGTCAATAGCCTGCTGCTTCAGCGGGTGGTCATACTCGGGGAAGAAGTCACGGCGCATCAACACGTAAGTAACCATCGGCCATTGGGCTACATCGTAGTCACCGCGCAGCGTACCGTCCGTGTTGCGGAACAGCGTAGCCTGCCCCTGATCCACAGGCCAGTCCGGGGACGCAATCGCTACGCGACCGTTCCACAGGTCTTGCCAGTTGTTCGGAACATAGGTGCCGGAAGCCGGGAAGGACATATTGTTTGGCCATGTCACGTAACCATCGTTCGGGTGCCACAACACGCCCTTGGCCGTAACCATGAACCCGAAGCAGTACCGATCATAGTCAGCGATCATCTGTTCCATGACGATCTTGACGTGACCGCCTTTGTTCAGACCCATCTGCCAGAAGCCGGACTGCTTCATCCACACCAGTACGCCACCGAGGTAGAAGCCGAGGCCACCGCCGCCCATGATCCAGCGACCGCCGTTGTCGGTGATCGCCATGCCGAGGTTGCGGATACCAGCGTAGTATGGTGCTTGGTTATTCTCGATCCACGTCGGGACGTAGTGCGAGTTGTACAACTCTTCCATCTGCCACGTAAAGCGGGACTCGACGTGCGCTTGGCTAAAGCAGGCCGGATGGCGAGAAGCGACGATCCACGCCAGCGTGGTGTGCAGCATTTGCCATGCCCAATCACGGACGCCATACGAACCCATCGAGCCGCCGTGGTTGATGCAGCTAACGAAGTAATCGAACTTCGACATAACAGCCAGCATCGGCGTCTTCTGGCTGATAGCGCCCCACGCAGCAGTTGCGTAGTCGTGCAGGTTGTCCTGCGCCCACGCATTCCAGATGTTGTTGCCTTCCACGTCGAAGTGGAATACCGGGTCGGTGCCGCCGCGCTGGTCGCCGTTCCACCAGATGCGCTTGGCTTGCGCACCTTCGCTGCCGTTGGAGTAGTAGAACCCCATCTGCGACCAGTTGTACATCATGTTGAACTGCGAATCCACGGCGAGGGTACGCGGGTCGCTCATCAGATGATTGCTACGGTTCAGGTAGTTCAGGTTCCAGTTCGTCGCCATGTCCTGCCAAGGCACGCTTTCCTGAACACGGTTGCCGGTTGGATCATTGATGTACTTGGCGATGATGGACGGAATCGGGCCGCGATCCTGACGCGGGCCACCGGGCGCGGTGTACCAGTTGTGCATGCCGAACGCACCCGGCTCGTAGCCCCATCCTTCCAGCCACGGCGAGTGGCTGTTCTGGAGGCCGAACCAGTTCGCGTACGGATCGGTAGCGCCCTGAACCTGATACACCTGACCGGCTGCCAGATATTGCGGCCACTTTGCAGCCCATTCAAAGCTGCCGATACCGTTGATCGAGCCGCTGTTGCTGTAGCCGTCAGTGATGAGCGGTTCGCACGACAGGTAGGTGAAGTAGGTCTTCGCCACGGTCGGACGATCCGAGTAGCCCGGATACAGGCCCGGATAGATGTGCTTGGCGTACGGGTTGAATGCAGGCTGCTTGTTGCGCCATGCCAGCACCATGCCGATGTTGAACTTCGGGCGCAGCGGCTTGCCCTGCCAGCCGGGGTAGCCGGTGCCGACGCCGGAAGTCATGCTCGGGTCATTGATCGGCAGACCATCCTGCATCTGGATCATGCCGAGCTGAACGCCGTTCTGATCCTGAATCTCGATCTTGAACGGTTTCGGGAACACGATATCCGTACGCTTGGTGTACGTATCGGACTCCGGATACGAGGTCCAGCCGGTGTCGGTCTTGTACGAAGCCGTCACAGCGACTTCCAGCAGCGGAGCGGAATTGTCGATGGTGTTCGACGCTGCCGAGATAAACAGGTGCGGCGCGAACCAGTGCTTGCCGAAGACGATGCCGGTCGTGGTCTGATACCACGCTGCGTCACCGATATTCGCCGCCATGTCCTTGTGCTCGTACGTGAAGTCATCCACGCGGTTGTCGAGGAAGCAGGAACCGACCTGAACCGGAGCCGAGGCGTTGGTGTAGTCCCACAGGATGAACTTGTGCGGCATGCCAGCGGTTTTCGCCGGAGCTGCCGGACCGATGCCGCTCGGCAGCCAGCGAGCGCCGGACAGCCCCAAGCCGGGGCGAACCGCGAAGCCGTTCTTGGCGGTGAAGTTGCCGTCCGCTTCAAAGTCGTACTTCTTCGGGTTGGTGATGCCTGCGGCGCGTTGCGCGTCAGCGCTCGGGCCGAGGGAGCCTTGCACCCACATGGAGCCGCTGCTGCTCTGGATACGCAGTACGCACTTGCCAGTGAAGATATCGGCGGCAGTAGCAGTGACGGTTCCCTTGACGGTGCCAAAGTCAACGATGATGCCGCTCACGGTATTCATCGCGCCGGTCGAGCCGACCTGACGGAAGATCGTTCCGGTGGCCCACGGATCGTTGGCGTTGGCGTCCGGGTCGCGCTTGCAGATGATGGTGCGGTTCGTACCGAGCTGCGCGTTCAGAACGTCAGACACCTGCTTCTTGGTGGTGGCCGCGTTGACGAGCGGGGCGAGTCCTGCGGAATAAGTGAGGCTCATGGTTTTTCCTTATGCTGCGGGGGTCATGGCGACAGCGACATAACCGACCTGTTCGCCTGCGCGGGGTCCGAGCGGACCGCCAGTGTTCTGAATAACGACGCGGCCCCGGCGACCCTGGACAGCGTTGACGTTGTTCGCCAGCGCTGCGTCACCGACGAATTCGCAGTCGATGCACACCACGTCGGTCGTATCGTCTTGGTTCCAGATGAAGGTGCAGTCCGTGCCAGCACCGCGCTGGTTTTCAAAGCGCACGTTCTTGAACGTGTACTGACGCGGGCGGGAGGTATCCGTGCCTTCGTCGCCAATCCGCACGAGGTCGTTCTGCGCGGCATTCGCGTATTTGCGAATGATGCAGTTCTCCACGTACAGGACACCGCCTTCGGGCAGCTCCAGTTCACGGCCTTCAAACGCGCCTTCGATCAGCGTGTTGTAGATGTTCGTGACGGCCTGACGGGTCTTGAAGTCGTGGCCCTTCTGGGAAGCGATGAACGAGGAACGGCGAACCGTCAGGGTTCCCGGCGACTTACCCGCATACAGATTGTGCGAGAAGCCGTCGCCAACACCGTTGGTGCCGATGCCGTTGAAGTCGAACACGCAGTCGGTGATGTTGACGTTGCCGGTGAAGTCGGCGTTGCCCCACAGCGTACCGTTGTTGCAGTTGTACACCTTCACGTTGTTCAGGTTCATCGAGCAGCCACCGTTCGGCGCGATACCGCGAGCCGAGCCTTCGTCGTGGCGAGCGCCCTGAACAATCACGTCGCGCACGTTGAACGTGCCGCTACCCTCGAAGTTAAGGATCGCCTTGCCCCATGCAGGACGGTTCGCGCCAGCCGGGGGGCCGTCGCTGAAGTCGGTCTGCAGCAGGGTCAGGATCGGGCGCTGGTCAGTGCCGTTGGCAGGGACCGCTTGACCGGCGATGGTGTAGGTTTCTGCCGGGTTGCCGCCAATCTTGGTTGCCGTGGCTTCTGCCGACAGACCGTTACGGATGACGTACGCGGTTTGGCCGGAGGTCAGGGCGGTGAAGGTGTCGTTGATCGTGAAGTACTTGTTCAGACCGATGCGACCGATTTCGGTGATCGCGCCGAAGCCCTGAACCACGGTGTAATCCGGATCAGCCTTGAAGACGTACTGCAGGGTGCCGGAAATGTTCGTCGGGTTGATCCGGGCGAACGAGATCGCGTTGGCGTTCTGCGGAGGCTTGTACGGCTGCGCGTTAGGCAGGAGGAAAGCGCGGCCATAGCCGAGGACGCGGCCACCTGTTGCGTCCTGCTGCATGGTGACGTGAATCTCGTCCTTGGTGGTGAAGTTCACCGGGTTGTTGAACGTGACCTTGGGCTGGTTCAGGACAACCGCGAAAGTGTCGGATACAGCACCGTCGAGAGTAACCGATCCATCAGCAGCAGGAGTGAGGACCACTTCTGCGCGACGACCGCCACCAGTACTGCCGCCAGTACCAGCAGGAGCGTCGATCCAAGTAACGTCACGATCCGTAGCAGACGCTTTGGCGAGAAGCTGACCAGCAGTACCGCCCGCAGGAATTCCAGAAGCACCGTCAGCTCCTTTCGGAATGGCGAAGTTCAGCACGGCGTCCGTCGCAGTGCCGGAGTTAGTAACCTGCACCGACGAGCCGGGAGCGCCGGTCGTAACCGTGCCAACCGTGATGGTTGCTGCTGCGCCCGGAGGACCAGCCGTGCCGCCACCGCCCGTGCCACCGATCAGGTTGTTGTCGGTCACAACGAAGAGGTTCTTGTTCGTGTCGAACATGAACTTGGCAAACATGCCACGAGCGCCGCCGAGCGAGAACGCGCTGCCGGTGGTGCCATCCATGCGGGCGATCAGCGCCGAGTTAGACGACACCGTATAAACCGTGGCGTCTTCAGTGCGGAAGACGACCCAGAAGTGGTTGTCCGGAACGAAGTTCAGCGTCACGGCCATATCGCCGCGCAGCGGGAAGGTCTTGCCCGCGTCGGTCGCTACGATGTTGAGTGTGTTAGTAGCCATGCTGTTTCCTTACACAAGTCCATCCACGCTGCGCGGGACGATCAGGGTGAAAGACGGACTGAAGCCGACGCCCGGAGCGGTGTCGCCCGACAGGATCAGGTTCTTGCCAGAGCCGGCAGTGCCGACCGTCAGGGTCGCAGTGCGAGCGCCGCTGGCGAGGACTGCCTGCCATGTGCCGGTAGCCAGCGAGCCAGCCACCACGTCGAGGATCGAAGTCAGTGCCCCCAACTGGATGCCGACGTTCGTGCCGTCGTTGAACAGCACCAGCGGGTTGTTGTAGGTCGCCTGCAGCATCGTCACGCCATCGCGGGTGATGGTGAGCGTCTGCGAGTTGCCGAACGAGGCGATCAGGTTGTTCGCGCCAGCCAGCCGCTTGCTGCCGGTGGTCGCGCCGTTGATCGCAGCGACGTACGCATCGCGGGTCGCGGTGTCGAGCGGGATGCCGGTCGAAGGAACCACCACGCCGCCTTCCCACGAGTACAGTGCAACGTAGGTTTGCGAGCTGGTTGTGGTTCCGCCAGTGCTGCCTTGCGGGGTCGCCCAGACCACGGAGTAGTCGGCGTTACCATTCTTCATCAACACTTGGCCGGTCGTGCCGCCCGGTGGCAGGCCGATAGCGCCGTTGCTGCCGCCCGTACCCGGTGCGCCAGTCTGACCTTGTGGCAGGCCGAAATTCAGGATCGCCTGCGACGGGGTGCCGACATTGGTGACGTACGCGGTAGCGCCTGCGGGCAGGGTTTCCACCGTGCCGACGACAACCGAGCCAGAGCCGTTCGCGCCGGGTGCGCCATCTGCGCCGGGATCACCCTTGTCGCCTTTGTCACCCTTGTCGCCTTTGTCACCCTTCACACCCTGCGGGCCTTGCGGCACACCGAAGGTCAGAATCGCGTTGGTGGCGTTGCCGATGTTGGCGACGGTGGCGGGTGAGCCGGGTGGCAGCGTGGTCGTAGTGCCGACGCTTACCGTTGCAGCGACTTCCACAGGTTGACCTCCTACCCCTCCGGGGGTGCCAGTCCACCAGTTGTCGCCGGTCGGGTCGATCTGAACGAGGTCGGACAGGTTGATATCGGTGTTCGGGACGACAGCGTAAAAGCTGAAGCTCTTGCCGGAGCCTTGTACGTCGATGATCGTGAACTTGTAGTTCGACGGGACCAGCGACAGCACGTTGGGCCACAGGTGCATGATCCCGTAGCCGTAAGAATCCAGCGTGATTTCCGTGGTTTCCGGAAGCACGAATCCTTGGTAGGTGGGATTACCCTGCAGCTTGGCCCGGATCAGCCCGCCCGCTACCGGGGTGCCGTCCTGCTGGAAGCATTTGCAGGTAATCGCAACGGTAGGTAGAGCGGCCATTACGCGATTCCTTTATTGCCGGGTGCGTGGGTGTTCGGGTCGGTGGCTTGCTCGCCGCCCACCTTCGCACCGAGCAGTGCGGTGAACGCTTGGTAGTACGCCGAAGCCAGCGATGCGTTCGCGGCGTATTCGGTGTCTTTGCTGTAAGCGCGGAACAGCACGTAGTTCACCAGCGCAGTCGCGTAAATGTCGTCAACCGAAATCGCCGCGCCAATCGCAATGTCGGCGGGCGAGTACGCATAGATCAGTTCAACCTGAGCGGTGCCGGTAGCTGGTTGCGGGGGATAGACGTAGAAGTGCTTCACGTCCATCGGGTTGTACATGTAATGCTTCACGGTGGCGTTGCCCGCCAGCGTGTGCCAGTTCGGGAGCTGCGCATCCAGAATCTCGCGGGAGCAGACGCGAATGGCCGGACCCGGCGTGGTGCCGTTGACGCCGAGGTTGCGCGTCACGTCGATCAGGCTGAGCGAATCATCAGGGAGGCTCTGCTTCGTGCCCGCGACCAGCGGCAATGCCTGATTCTTCACACAGGCGTTTGGCTTGATCAGAACGATTTCGCGTTGGCCGTCATTGAGCCAGCCAAGCAGTTCGTCCTGCGTCCAGCGAATATTCGTGGTGTCTTGCAGGAGGATGCTGGCGCGGCTAATCAGGCTCGAAGCGACGATGGTGCCCATCAGATTCTCCGAAGTTGGACTTGCAGGTTGGCGCGGCCCAGATTCTTGTTTGCGCGAATCTTGGCTTTGTGAACAGCGTTGGCGTACTCAACGTCGAATGCCTGAGCTAGCGCCGGGTTGGTGAAGGACTCAAACGGCATCTTCATCAGGTACGCCACAGCGCCCTTGCCGATGGCCGGTGCATAGTCTTGGAACACAATGTCCGCGACCCCCGAGGAAGCCCGCGTCGGCTTGAAGACGCCGCGAACCGTGAATGCGCCGCGCTCGCGCTCGGCAGGAAGACGATTGATGGTGAAGGTGTTGTCGGCGTTCTGCAGCAGCGCCGTGGGCCGACCCGGATTGGTGTCGGCGTTCTGGAACTGCGTGTTGAACATTTCCGGACGCGCTTTCGCAGAATCGTCGTAGAGGACTTCCATGCGGTCCTTTTCAAACCACGCGCTGTCGATCAGCATGCACTGGACGCCCGGAGGGGCGTCGAGGTCGTACGTGAGAATGTTCGGGATCGCGGTGATCGGGTCTAGCGTTTCTTCCCAGATAAGCGTCTGCTCGCAGAAGTCGATGCAAATATCGCGGACGGCCTGAAGCGCAATGGGTTCCGAAGCTCCCATTGCGTAGGGCAGTACATACGGCAGAAATGCGGTGTATGGGACCACGATAGACCTTATGAAAGTCTTGCTTCAATGTTTTACTTACACCGAATCTTACATTGAAGCAAGGGGTTGTGGCTAGCTATTTGCCCAAAGCGTAGCAATTGTCCGGGCGATGTTGCGATGCCCTGCAATTGTCGGATGCATCCCGTCCGCGCTCGTGTGGTAGTCCGCAATACCGTCATTAGCGTGTGCGCCAGCGTTACCCGTGCCGGTCATGTACGACGGACCTGCAAGGGTGACTGGAGCGCCAGCCGCGTGTGACAAAGTGACACCAGCATTCAGATTGAGGGTGTAGCTCGATCCGTTGTTAATAACGCCGGTTACTTTGCGAATTTCCGCTGACGGACCTTCACCAATGCACAGGTAGAACCCGCCAATTTCGGCAGCATGAGGCACAACAGCCACATCAATAGACGTATTGCCGGGGCCGAGCGCACCGAGAAGCTGCATGGCTGGCTTGGCAAAATACGGACCTGTCGGCAGGGAGAGAACGTCAAGGAACGTGCCGCCAACTTTTGCGCAGGCGGTACGCAGCGCGTCACGCACGTCAAGCAGATTGGGGATAGTGATATCGTGAATCTGACGCGGGTAGAACGGGCTAACAACGACGATATCCGCCGTGCTGCCCAAGACATTCCGTGCATACTCGAAGCATGCCGTCGCTTCCGGGCCGATCTGCGCACCGTTGAACGTGCCAATGTCGTTGACACCACCAGTGAAGATAATGCCGTCTGCGCCGTACGCCATAGCTTCCATCAGGCGGTCGCGGTACTTCGGGCGCGTTCCGTTGTTGGTACCGAGATAACCCGTACCACCAAGACCAGCGGAAATGAAGTTGTAGCCCGTGATGTGCTCCAGCATGCTGACCCAACCATCGTTGGCGACATGCGCAATCGAGTCAACGACGGTTGGCTCGGTAAAGGAGTCACCGACAACGATGTAGGTGCGCGGTGCGCGGGGCAGGGCTGTGATATGCGTACCAGCCGGTCCACCAACGCCATACAGCGCGGACCACTGTTCCATTTCAATGCGAACCTGATACGTACCCGGTGCGCCTATTGCCACGACGCCGTGGAAGGTTTCTCCGTTACCAGTCGGTCGGAACGTCGCGCCGGTAGAAGCGTAGCCCCAAGCTGCATCGCGCGGCTGGCGAATACCGACACGGAAGCCGTTGCCCGCGCCCTTCATGGCGATTTCAAAGCGCCCGGTAGCGTCAATCGTATCCAGCCAGAATTCAACTGCCCACGGTGACGGAGCCGTTACCGAGTACATCATGTTGCCGTTGAGTCCTTGGTAGTCTGGATACCACATTGCCCGCTGCGGAACACAGCCCGTCAGCTTGAACGCGCTAGCATCCAGCACGGAATAGTACGGACCCGTGGCGAACATTGCCGCCTCGTCTGCGTTCGATAGCAGCAGGGTAGGAGCCGGGGACAGAACATAGGGCAGCCTGCCGGTGAAGTTCCGGCTCGGCTTGGAAAATGGGGTGACGCCAGTGCTGCCTGTACCTTGCAGGCCGACCGACTTGCCAGTGGCAGCGTCGAACACATACGGCGCTTCACCGGGTACGGTGGAGGCCGGGATAATGTATTTGCTCATTTATGGCTCCCATGCAAAATGGCCGCACCGCCAGATAGCGGGTGCGGCCATTTCACTTACATCACTTAGACCGACACAACGGCCAGCGCCAGCGACTCAGGCTTGATGACCTTGTAGCCGTACACGTTAAGGCCGCGTACCAGCTTACCGAAGTCATTCTGATCAACGAGGTCTTCGACCTTGGTGATCTGCGAGGCGAAGGTGATCGCGGTCTTGTGACCAGCCATCATTGCTTCACGCTTGGCGGTGCCTGCCGACGCATTGCCGCTCCAGTCTTGGCCAGCAGCGCCACGCGGGAGCTGGTTGGACACATACACGGTGAAGCGGTCGATGGTGCCGATCTTGCCGTTACGCTGCATCGAGGTCGAATCACCGATGAACATGGCGTTCGCCAGATTCGACTGCATCAGCACGGTACGGATCGCCGGGGAGATCACCAAGAAGCGGTCCGACTCAGGCACGTTCTGCTCGTCCAGCACCGACGCCATGTTGGTGATGGTAGCCAGAATGTTCGCGCCGGTCAGCGCCACCGGAGCGGTGTCGGTGCCGAGGTTGTAGCCAGCGGAGATACGGCCAGCGGTTGCGCCCATGTTCTGAGCAGCGCCTTGGTTGAACACGCCCTTCAGTACTTCGCGGTCGATGGTGACTTTCATCTGCTGAGCAGCGTCATCGCTGAACATGCTCATCAGGTTCGGCTTCGACTGGTGCTCCAGCACGTCGGAAACGCGGAAGCCAAAGTACTTGCCCTTGTCGATCAGCAGTTCGACGGTCGCGCCAGCCGGCACTTCGTAGGTCAGGTTTTGACCAACGACGTAATCACGGATGGTGATGGACGGGATGGTGTTGATCACCACCTTGTCGCCCTGACCCGAAATTTCGCCTTCGTAGTCGGTGTTGGCGATCTCACCGAAGACGGTCGCCGCGTAAAACTTGGCGATCAGCTTCGAGGACCACAGGGTAGGGATGAAGGTACCCGAGTACGCCGGGTTTACGTTATATGGTGCTTGGACGGGATACGACATGATTTCCTCTCTCTATGAAGTGCCCCGTCCGGTGAGGCTGTTACCTTGGTCGGTAGCGGCCTTCCGCGATGGCGGCGTGAATTTCTTGGTCAATGCGGTCAATTTCGGTTTCTCGCCCACGGAACTTGCCCTTCCGTACGTCGCCCCAGAACTCAGCGATCATCGCGTCGGTCCAGACAGGCTTTTCGGGAGTGGAAGTCGGGGTGGGGGCGGAAGCCTTGCTAGGGGCTACCTGACGTGCCAGCTCCGCTTTGGGAGCGGGCGCTTCTGACTGCGCGGGCTTGAACTGCGCTTTCCATGCGTTGAACACAGCGGCGATGCGGCTTGCATCGAGGGCGTTGTACGCACTGTCCAGCAGTGATTGGCGGGGTGCGCCATACAGCGGATCAACTTCGCGCAGCCAGTCCTGCCAGCGCTCATCGCTGTCAATCTCCTGCCAGTCGGGGACGATGCTGGTGAGTTTGTCGAGGAAGCGTTCCTCGGCGCTCTTGGCCGTCGTCTGACTGACAGCGCCCAACTCACTGCGGAGCTTCTGGAATTCGCCTTGCAGCGCGTTCGCATATTCCGTAACGATGGCGCGGGATACGCGCTCAACCATCTGCACCATGTCGCCGCCAAAGTCTTCAACGTCCTTGGTGGTCGCGCCCTGCTGCTTCGGTTCAGGTTGCGGTTCTTGCTTGGGCTGCTGCAACTGGCGAACCAGTTCGGCAAGCTGCTGCACTCGCGTTTCTAGCTCCCGGTTAGCGGCGTGGAGTCTTGGTACTTCCGCGTCATATTTGCCTTTCAGGGCTTTATAACGGGGGTCTTCCTTCGGCTCTGCCGGGGTCGGTTCCGGGGTCGGTTCAGGCTGTGGCTCGGGAGCAGGGACGGGTTCTGCGGGGGCCGGTGTCGGCTCGGCGGGTGCCGGGGCAGGGACGGGTTCTGCTGGCTGCGCGGTCGGGCTGATTTGAGCTTCAATCTGAGCGGCAGCGTCGAGTTGTGCCTGAACTTGGCGGGGGAGTGCCATGCTTGCTTTCTCCTGCGAGTCCGAAGATATCTACGGGTGTTCGCGGTGGGTTGGTAAACGGTGAGCCTTTACGGGTATTCACCGGAGTTGATCGGGAGCTATCTGGATAAGGTGGAGCAGATGCTTGATCGTCTGCGCTTCGCCCTGCATCCGGTAGAACGCGGTGGCGTCGTTGGCGACGGTCAGAGCATCGGTAGTCCGTTGCAGCCAGTTTTCGAGGTACGTCTTGAACGCGCTGGTTCGCAGCTCGGTCAGCGCCCTGTATTCTGCTGGTGTTGCTTTCGGGCTATTCATGATGGTCTTATATACCTCTGCGGTAAGCGTGTCAATAGGTTTTACTTACACAATTCCGAATACTTCATGAATAACCTGCGCAATGCCCTGCGCAATCTCTCGATGCTCTTTCTGAGTCGATGGATCACAGCGAACCTCCAGATAATGAATCCAGCTCCGCAGGCTTCCCTTCATGTACATGCGGCTCAGGGTCAGTCCCTCGGGCAGCACGACGCGGGCGCATTCCTTGGCGATTCCCTTATCCAGCGCCCACTGGTAGTGGCCCTCGCAGAATTCGATCACCGACATTTGCCGCCTGAACCACTCCTCGTTCAGCACGTCATCCGGGCAGGGGAGGCTGGACTGGCGGTTCGTCGGGTCTTGCATGCGGGCTTCACGGGGCGCGGCAAAGCCAAGGGATTCGGCGTACCGCTGGCTGAACTCCTGAAAGCTGAAGCTGCGGTGCCGGAGCATCTGGCGACCAATATCCCTCGGCACTTCGATCTCGAAGGTGGCGTCCACCATTTCCATCGGGGACCAGTGCTTGTGGGTGATCAGGTACTTGATCAGCTTGTTCGCGGTGGCTTTGTTTGTCTGATTGCCGGGATTTGACACCCGCGCACAGAAAGCAAGGAGGTCGTTGGCTGTCTCGCATTCGTCAATTACTGGCTGAGTGAATGAAATTAGTCGCATGTCTTCCCTGATAAATAAGATAGCCCGGTGTAAGCGGGCTATCTATTCTAGCTTACTGCTGAGGTTGTGGGGAGAAGTGGTCGGTGGTTGGCGTCCCATCTAACAGGCGCTCACCGGGTTTGATCTTCCCTTGCTGCTGCATTTGCTGCTGTTCGGCCTGCGCTGCCATCGCCTGCTGTTGCTGCATTTGCTGGAATGCCATGACTTGCGCCATGCGCTTGATCGCCTCGTCGGGCGGCACCACGTCATCCGGGTTGATGCCGAGGGTCTTGGCCTGCTCGCGCAGGATGGCGGCGCGACCGGGCAGACCGATGATCTGGAGGTCAACCGGGTTGGCGGTAGCTTGGAGGAACTGGTTGCGGTTCATGGCAGCCGAGTCCTTCACCTGCAGCGACAGTGCGCCGCGAGCGACGACGTTGATATCGCCAATCAGGTCCGGGTCTTGTCCGTAGCGCAGGTTGTGGAAGTACAGCGACTCCAGCAGCGGGCGCAGAATGTCGATATCGACGTTGGACAATACCTGCTTGAGCGTCTTGGCGGCGTTACCGATCATCATGGACAGACCTGACGCGGTGCGGCCAGCGCCACCTGTTCCTTCGGTGCCGGTCATGTAGCGCGGGATGCCCGAGTACTCGTCCGCAAGCATGGCGAACTTCTCGTAGATGGCCATGAGTTCAGACGAGTAGTTATTCGGCTGGAAGAATCCCATCGGTGCGCCAGCGCCCGAGTTCGGGTCGCGGTCCACCTGCCAAATCTTCCACGGGAACATTTGCGTTACGTCTTCGCCAGCCGGGAGGCGCGATACGTCGATCCACACCTGCGGACCCGAGGCGATGCCCATGTTGTTCGCAATGGCGCGAGCCGCCGCGTTGCACATGGCTTGGCAGTCCGCTACCAAGTCAGCCGGGGAGTTGCCCCAGAAGCGACCGGGGATTTTCTCGTAGCTGGTCTTGAAGTACGGCTTGTGGCCGAGCGGGTGCGGGTTCAGGGTGGCCTTGATGACGTAGCTGCCGATCAGCCATGCCTCGACAAAGTACATCTTGTTCAGGTCCGGTACTTCGGCTTTGTCGATGCCCCAGTCCACCAGCATGCGACCGGGAACCGCGCCCCAGAACTGGAGGGCGTCGATCAGCGCTTCGGGATTGTTGTTGAACACCGACTGCTTCTCGTTGACGCGGGCCTTGTCGGAGTCGATGGCCAGCCACTCGTGCAGCCCGCCGCGACCGTAATCCTCGATCACCGCGTCAATGGAGTCATTGTCATAGCCTTCCACGCCCTTCAGCTCGGTCAGGGATTGGATGGTCATGCTGTGGTGCTCAAGGCAGTAGCCGTCCTGAATGTCCTCGCTGTGCGGGGCCGGGTAGAACCGGGTCGGGTCCACGCGCTCCCATTCGGTCACGAGGTCTTCCACGACGGTCACAGCACCGCCCGCGTAAGCCATCTTGAACTTCTTGCGGATCACCGGGCCTTTCATGATGGCGCTCGGGAACACGGCCAGATCGTCAATGAAGGCCGACAGCGCTTGCAGGAAACCGCCTTCCTGCAACTGGTCTTCCATCTTGTCTTCCATGCGGCCCACGGCTTCCTTGGCTTCCTCGCGGACCTCGTTCATGTAGCGACCCTTGACCTGTTCGGCGATGGCGCGAACGTCAGCCGGGGTCGGGGGCGGTCCCATCATGTACTGCTGCATGACGATGTTGGTCGCTTCTTCCTTGGCTTCCATGAGCTTGTCTTCCGGGAGGTCCGGAATCGAAGTCGGCGCAATCGACCACGGCTTGTCGGTGCCGTTGCCAAGCAGGAGGTCACGCAGCAGCGCAGCGGCGGCGCGGCACTTGGTCGCGGTGAGCATCATGTAGATTTCGGAGCCGCCCTGCTGACGGATCGCGGCTAGCTTGTCGGCTTCGTAGATGCCATCCCGTGCGCGAAGGCTGCGCATCATGCGCTGCTCGGGTTCGCGCTTGGCGGTCTTGGCAGAACTCCAGCAGTGACGAATGTGGGTGGCAAGGCCGGAGATATGCGGCTGTGCTTGGCGAGCGAGCGCTTGGGCGCGGGACTGCGCCTCAAGCTGGCTAGCGCTTTGTACCTGCATCAACCCGTTGCTCATCGCCGGGGCAGGGGCCGCCGCCATGTCAGGCGCGGGAGCGGCCTGTGGCGGGGTAAAGTCGGGTGCGCCCGGATAGGGTGCTTGGGTTGGCAGGGCCATGTTTTCCTCTCAGGTTAAGTCCAGCCAGCGGCTTGTATCTGCTTTACATCGCGGCGCTGCGGGCGTTTGACGCCGATCTGCGGGCCAACGTGATGCATCGCGGCGTACTGCATGGCGTCCTGCAAATTGGCGTGGTGATTTTTCTCGGGGATGGCGGTGGCTTGGTCGCCCTTGTCGGGCTTGAAGCGATAACCCCACTCCATGCCTTCCACGAGGTAGGTGCAGACTGGCGAGATACGGAGGAGGCCGGTGCCATCCACCTGACTCGCCATGAGGCGTTCAACGGCCCCGATGCGCGGCTCAAGGTTGTTGGTCGGCGCTTGCAAGATACGGTAGCCCCGTTCCCTTACAACCTGAGCGATGGTGATTTCGTTGGCTTGCGCCCGCTGGAAGCAAGCCGGGTCCAAGACGAATAGTATATTTTCCTGCTGGAACTTGTGCCACTTTTCTCTTAACTTTGGAATAACCATCGTATCGAGGAAGCGTTCGACGCCCATCGTGGTTTCCTTGGGCACGTAGCACTCGTCCAGTACGTTAATGCGCCCGCGCATGTCCTTCTGCGTGAACACGGCAGCGGACTGGAGGCCGTTGTCCATGCCGATGACCAGCGGCGAGGCCGACCCGAAGATACCGAGCAACGGCTGGTCGGCAACGTGGAAGTTCTTCTTGAAACTGTAACGGTACACGGGCTTACCGAAGTTACCCGCGCCGAACTGGTTCTTCAGATATACGTCGATCCAGTCATCGGTCTTGCCGCCGATGAGGTTGTCGTAGTAGTCGTCGGCCAGATTCTCCAGATTCTCCGCGTCCGGGTTCAGCGCCCCGTCCGCGAGCAGCGCTGGCGGCTGCATGAAGATTTCCCAACCCTTGGGTGGGTCGGTCATGATGCCATGCCAGAATCCCCCGACAGGCGGCGCGTTGGTCGAGCAGATCACGCCGGGGTATGTGACGCCGCCGTTGGCGCGGTTCGGGTAACGGTTCACACGACCCTGCAGGCCGGAGAACACGTCCGGGTTCACTTCCCGCGATTCTTCGACCCATGCCGCCGAACACTCCACCGACAACAGCCGTCGCACGTCATCGGGAGTATCCGCTGCCATGAGCCAGAATTCCGACTCGACCCGAGTGCCGTCTTCCAGCGTCAGGGTGAACACGAATACGTTGTCCGAGATACGCCAGTACCCGACTTGGTTCTCGGCCATTTCAACAAGCCACTGGTCGATCAACGGCTTGACGGTGGACTTCAACTGCGCGACGGTGTTACGCAGGATGATGAACCGGGTACGCCGGATATTGCCCGCACCGGGCTTCTGGCCACAGGCGCGGCTGATCAGGTCAAACAGCGCCACCGTGGACTTACCGCCGCCAACAGGCCCGCAGATCAGTTTCAGGAACGCACGGGACTTCAGGAACCGGGCACCAGTCGGCCCCGGTGTGTAATTAATCGCTGCCAATCTTGACCTCCGATACGGTGGCCTCGATGACTTCAGGCTTGGCGCGACCCACGGGCACCGGGTTAGTGTTGATAGTGATGGTCACGCCAGCTCGCCCATCGCCCTTGTCCTTGGCGTTACCGGGCGCGGCACCGATCTCCTGAATCTTGATCAGCGCATGCACAGCCTTGATCTTGGCTTCCGGGTCGCTGTCGATGGACTGCAGAATGTCCTGCATCTCGGGGATGGCGACCTCTGCCAGCACGTAGCCAGCACGGATGGACAGCATCGAGCCGTTCTTCAGCAAATCCTGCCGCACACCTGTTACGGCCTGCAGGAACAACGGGTTAGCCATGAGAGAGGCGTAAGCCTCGGGGGACAACCCGAAGGTCGCCTGAACCTCTTCCGGGGCACTGGTGCCTGATGCGATGGCAACCAGCAGGGCGAGGTCAAACTTGTTCGGGTCGTTGGGGATCAGTTTCATTTGTCTTCTTTGTCGCCGAAGTCATACCCGAACTTCTCATCAACCTCGTCAGCGAGTTCCGGATACTTCTGCACCCCGAACGCGAAGATCGGAGCGGAAATGGGCAGGAGGACAAACATGAGCAGCCAGAACGCGGTGAGGCCGAGTTCCTGCGCGATGGCGAGGAGCAGGAAGGGCAGGTTCTTCAGCTCATCCCATGCATCCATGGTGAGGTAGTGGGTCGCCCGTTTCAGCGCTTGCAGGTAGGTCATGTCCTTCTCCTGTGTAAGTGAAGCTACCAAGCTCTATTACACGAGAGAAGTCAAGCCGTCAATGCCCTGCAGCAATGCGGCCAATCGGAGTGGTATGCGAGGCTAGCGCCGAGGACACGGATCAATCCAAGGCGGGGATTGTGGCGCTAGCGGGGGTAGGCTATCAGATAACTAAATATGATTTGAATAATATGGGACTGGATCATCAGATAGGCGAGCAGGGCTAGCCCGGTAGCTGGCAGCAGGTATTTCATCGTCGGCCCTTGTAGGTGTTTGTCTGTAAGACTTTATCCTACAAGACTGAATTCAGGCTGACAATTCCTCCGGGGGAATAAGCACCGAGTATTCGTTGGGGGGAATAAAAGGACCGGGCCAGTCCCGCTCAGTCTGCGGCAGCGGCACAAAGGGGAAGAATGCTTGGCTGCTTGGCATACGGGGCTAGCCCGGTTGGAAGCTACAGTGTTGGTCGTTGGCGTCCTGCCGACCAAGGACCACTATACGTGATGGATACGTAGCTTACAAGTGATTTCAAAAACTCTACTCCCGGTAAAGAGCGATAGCTAAGGGTGGGGTGGGTCGGCTGCTCGCGTTGGTCCATACCCCTCCCCTCCGGGCTAGCCAAGTCCAGTCCAGCTAGCCAGTCTAGGACGGGGACATTTCCGTGCCGATTAAGGATTTGTCCCGACATGTAAGCATGTCCAACCTTGTAAGCTTACAGATATGTACTATAATGGAATCGTGGCTGGCAACCACGACAACTCAACTCACTTACTTAGGAGAAACATCATGGCCGATACCAAAACCACCATCACCATTACCGCAGAGCAAGCTAACCAAGTGCGCTCGTTCGCTGATGGTCTGGTAAAAACCGATCTCGCTTTCGAGTCTGGAATCCGGGCTTGCGCTGAAGGCATTGCGCGGATTCTGGGGACCAAACCGACGCTAGCGCAGTGGGACATGGTAGCGAAGGAATTCCAGCTGGAATATAAGGCGAAGCGCGGCTGTGTGGAGAAAACCGCGCAAGATCGTTGGTATGTCGTTGTTGATTCCATGGCGAAAGAGTTTGCTCTGGAGAAACCGAAGGCACAGACCACGGATGCCAAAAAGAAACAACAGCAGCGTGCGAAGGCTGACAAGGCAGTTGCCGCAGCGAAAGCCCAGTGCGTGAAACCGGCTGATGCTTTCCAGAAGGCAGAAGAACTGTTGAAGGAGGGCAAGGTTAACGAAGCGAAAGCTTTCCAAGCGGCAGCTATCGAGCTTGGCAAGGCAGCAGCCGAAGATGCCCAGAAGCAAGCCCAGAAGAAGATTTCCGAAGCGAAAGAAGCTCTGCGGAAAGAAATCGTGAACTGTGCCGATCTGCCGACGTTGATGGCAGCGCTGGAAATCTTGCGCAAGGGCAAGGAACCGGCTCCTGTTGCAGCCAAGAAAGACAAGGCTCCACGCAAAGCTAGCGTACTTGCCGAAGCGAAAGCTGTTGCCAAACTGGACAAAGTGCTCACTGGCATGGAAAAGCAAATGGCCGAAAAGCAATAAGCTAGCCTAGCTAGATCAACCAGCCCGCTTCGGCGGGCTTTTTTGCGTCTATCGCATCGGGACATTTCCGTACTCGCTGCGCATCTGTCCCGGTGCAACGTAGCTAGCACAGTGTGGCATGCTGCGATACAGGCAAAATCATGACTGCATTTTTCGACAGCGGCGGGCACTCGTAAAGATGTTCGCTACTAGACTAGAAAGGCTAGCTGGCAAGCCCGTATTCGTGGTTATTAGCGAAAATATCTAATCATTGGATTTCTCTCAGTTCATTATTTGTTCTATTAGATAGATAAATAAATATAGGTCACGCAGCCCCAATTTGACATTCCACACGAATCATGGCCCTCACTTACACATGCCTAGATTAGCGTCTTGGGGAGAACACACACCTAGTTCGCTATCCATGTATTAGAAAACGCGGTTATATTAACTGACAGCTTGAATAGGTATTTCTGCTATTAGTCGCGGCCTGACAACACGCTAGCCAAGATAGTATTGATACGATTGCGATGTAGTCTAATGCGCAGTACAATGCAAACTCTTCAACCAAGGAGCAAACATGAGCACATATCCGTACGGCATGACACAGAAAGCGTGGGACAGTTTCCGTATCCGCGCCCACCAGTTGCTTGATACCAAGTCGGTGCCGGGTTGTTACTTGTGGCAAGGCTCGATGACCTATGGACATAACCCTGTCATCAGCATTGAAAGCAAGACAAGATCGGTTCGCAAGGTGCTATACCTGCGCGAGCATCCTGATTTTGATGATGCAATGTATCTGCATGACACATGCGGCAATCCATCGTGTGTAAATCCTGCGCACATGAAGGTTAGCCGGTTCAAGTCGAAGTATGCGGAGGAGAAGTTTGGCGGCAAGCCTGAGCGTGAGTTCACTGCCTTTGGTGAAACCAAGACAATCACGGCATGGCTGAATGATCCGCGTTGCGTAGTGAATCGCAAGCAGATGCTAGCTAGGCTAGACAAGCTGAACCGTGGTCACGAATGGACGTTTGAAGACGTGGTGCAGAAGCAAGTGCAGGCTAGGCGAACCAACGAGGAACTTTTGTTTGCCGAGCAGCAACCGCGCAAGCGGGCTAAACGTAGTGATGCCACGTTTTGATAGGAGGAAATCATGACTGCAAACAAGCGCGCAGATAAGCACATATTTGCTTTCGGCGAACTCAAGACGATTGATGAATGGCTGCTCGACCATCGCTGCGCATGCAAGACGCGCAACCAGTTACTCACGCGGCTGCGCAAAATGGAAGCAGACCCGAACGCATGGGATGGGGATGATGTGGTAGGCAGAGAGCTTCGACCGCGCCGAACAGCCCAAGAATTGCAGTTCTGGGAGAGCTTGGGTGTGAAAGTGCGCAGGGACAAATAGTTGACATTACGCTTACATAGCAGTATAATATGTCTCATAGTAGTTAATCAGTACACATCGGCGGCAGTAAAGAGCAACGCGGGACAGTTCCCCACTAACCAAGGACCTGTCCCGACCGACCAACCCACTAGATGAAAGGAGCCATAGCAGAACCCACCGCATGACGAGCGGTGCCGGGTAGCAGGCAAGCCGAAGCCTGAGCGCCTGACAGTTACTTACTTATTGAAAGGGAAAGCAATGCACCAATTACATAACGCCCTGCATTGGCTGAACCATCGTCTGCATGCCATTGTTGCATCCGACCGAATGCATGAACTTGTTCACTGCACCTACCTTGGCTTTACGTGGTGGGAAGGACATGGAGGCCATGCCATTGCAGCGGGGGTTTTGCTGCTCATGGTGATCGGTCATGTATTTTTAGGAGGCGACTAATGCGTACAATCAAAATCCACAAGTGGGAGGTCAAGGCTATTCACGTTGAGCGTGTCATAGCTATCAAGCTGATCGTTGGACTCGGCATCATAGCTGCGGTGGTGCTGCCGGGTCAGATCGCTGCATGGATCGGCGCGGCGACCAACATCATCTGGCTCACTAAGCTGTAGTAACGGGGGACATATCCTTGATTGCCGGGGATATGTCCCTTTCTCTCACTCACTGATTAACAGGAGAAACATCATGAACAAGCTTATTGATATTCTGGCATGGGTGGCGGTGCTGGCGTACTGTGCGGCTTCCACCTTCGTCCTCTGCACGACGACCCTCTACTGATGGAGGGGCATCATGGACGAGAAGATTGTGTATCCCGTACACACATGGATGGGTCACGGCGCACTGGTAGCGGACAACTGCGCGACATGGCCGCAGGTGCATAGCCGGTTCGACAAGTACTGGCCACCTGAGTTGTACCGGCTGGACATTTCGATTGATCTGAACGTACCGCTAGCCGAGCGTCCGTATCGGCTGATGGCTATATCCGTCCCACCTGCGAACAGGAGGCGTGATGAACGGTGAATTCATGACTGCATCGCTGAACGCCGAAGGGCAGATGGTGTATGTGCTCAAGCGTTATGCGAACTACGCAGCGTTGAACAGGGCGATACAGAACGGTGATACGCGCACAGTGGCGGCACACTGGCCGTCTGCGTTGTATGACGTTAGGTACGATGTGGTAAATGCGAACAACTATGATGGCGAGTGGCTGCTGATAGCCGTGAGCCGTAACCCAACAAGGAGCAGACCGGAATGGATACCACGTCGCGTAATCAGCGGGAGGGCAGATACTTCAAGCGGTGCGCCAAGCGGCACTATGTTCGTAGCCACGCGACGCTCACTGAGGCAAGCGCTGCAGTGGGGACCCGACGACAGTTCAAGCGGGCCGTACGCAGTCTGAGAAGGCAGCTCGCGGATATCGAACGCATCGAAGCATTCTTCAACACAATCTAGGAGAACATCATGTTCAAGAAAGGCGATCAGGTCATGGGTGTGGGGTTCAAGGGTAGCTCGGCTCGCATGAACAAACAGGCTGGCGTGATTATCGGCTCGCGCAAGATACGCACGGTGCAGACCATCGAAGGGCCGCAGGTAGTGGATAGCTACTTGGTGAAGTGGCACAACGGGGAGAAATCCCTTGTGCCTTATGAGCGCGTCATGAAACTGCAGCTCTGCACGGATGATGACGCATGGGCAGATGAGAAAGTGAGTAGCTTGGTGCGTTCGCTTTCAATCAAGACGCCACCGGGTTTCGACTACGGAGCAAGGCCATGAACGCGCAGCGCAGACGCCCCGGCATGGGGCTAGCCCTGCTAGGGCTGTGGCTTGGCGGATTCCTCATTGGATTCGCCATCGCTATGATTATCTGTCAACACAAACTAGGAGAACGTCGTGAACCAAAAATGGAAAATCCTGTGCACCGTGCTAGCAGCATCGAATCTGCTAGTGTGTTTGCTCCTGTCGGTAGCGGCAGTATCGCTATTGCGCGAAGGCCAGATTGGGTCGGCGCTTATTGAACTGGTGCTGGCAACGATCAATGGCTACTGGTTTGTTCGGTTTTTTAACGCGAGGAATTCATGAGCATCGAACTATTTATTTACTTGGCAAACGTGCTGGATAAAGTCAGTGTCGTTTTCTTTACCTTTGGCGTTCTGTTGATAGCCGCTGTTGTCGTTGGGGTATTCGCTCGCGGCATGGAATACATGGACGAGAACAGTAAGAAACCGTGGCAGCCGTACTGCACGACGCTAGTGTGGTTGAGCTTCGTGTCGTTTATTGTGTCGGCGCTACTGCCATCCGAGCGCACGATGTACATGATGGCTGGTGCTAGCCTAGCTAAAGAGGCAGTCAACTCTGCAACAGGCCAGAAGGTGCAAGCCGTGGTCAATGCCAAGCTGGATGAAATGCTTTCTGACTTAACCAAGAAAGGGAAATGAATCATGACTGCATTGATACTGTTCGCGCTGAGCGCATCGGTGACGACGCTGCTGTGTGCAGCATTTGGCATCAACAACGATGATGAGGATGACTGACATGGACTCAACGAGGCAAGTGCAACTGCTGGCGATGTATTACACCGGGTATTTCTTCGGCGAAATGACGAGCCGAAGGCGGGCTGAAGTGTTCACCCATCTTGGCGGGCTGAACGCCATGAAATCGTCGGTGTTCCAGTGGGTCGATGAACTCATAGAATGGATGGAAGGAGCGCATAACGTAACGGCAGCGGACTGCCGGGGGTGGATCAAGGGGCAACTGGAAATCCTCCATCTTGAGCTGGATAAGACAGACGATGTGGGGGTGTGATGGATAGGCGCGATTTGCGGGAACACTACGCGGGGCTAGCCATGCAAGCGCTGCTCGACCGGGCACATCATGCATGGCTGAGCAGCATGGCGCGTAAGAACGGGGACAGTCTGGAGTACACGCTGTCCAAGGTGGCGTTTGGTATCGCCACGAACATGACCAAGGTGGCGTTCGACTATCGCAACCCACCGAAGAAGGAGCTTGAGGATGAAACCACTGAACCCAAAAAAGTTCGACCTGACAAAACCGATATTCACAAAAAGCGGGATGACAGTGCTGAACGTAAGGCTGACTAAGATAAAAAGCGGCTTTGTTCGAGACGCCTTCCCCGCGACGGTTGACCTAGTGCGTGACTGCGACGGCAGGGATTTATGCATGGCGTACACGTACAACGGCAAGTACCTGCGTGAGAAATACGATCACCCGCATGACCTGATTCCCAACGTGAAGGAGAACGAAGTGAAAGACCTTGATTTCAGCCGACCCATTCGCACCAAGCACGGCTTGGAAGTGGAGATTATTTCCACTGGTGGGCGTCCGGGTAAGGAACTCATTGGCTATATCGGCACGAACCTTCTGCCGTCTACATGGAACGCGGAGGGGCAGTACTGTGATACCCCATCTGAAATGGACCTTGAGAACGTGCCCGAGGTACGCAATGGTGTGGTCGGCATCGTCCTTGACTCCAACGGCGAGCTGCGCAGTACTGGCATCTATGCCGATGAGAAAACGCTTCGCACCATGTACCCGAATGTGCGGGTTCTGACTGTGCTGCCCTTTGAAATCGAACTCAACTAAGGAACGATCATGACTACGTTGATCTTTGACGAGACACTGCGCACCCGCAGTGGCGAGACAGTGACGTTGGTAAGCATTGATGGCCGTGGGCGTCAGCCCATCCTTGGCTACATCGGACGCAGCACCACGCTATCGTCGTGGGGCCGTGACGGTAAGTTCTATGTGACTGGCGAGGAATCGCAGGATGACTTGATTAACCCGCCCGAGAAGATCGTGCGGTACGTCAACATCTACCGGGGCAAGCCCGGACATGCGACACGGGCCGAGGCTGATGCGGAATCATCATCGTCGCGTATTGCCTGTATTCGCGTAGAATTTTTGGCCGGTCAATATGACGACCAGTACTGATTTTCATGACTGCATTTTAACGAGGAGAAACACATGATCGCACTCGCATCGCTGATCGGTCGCACCCTGACCGATGACCTGATGGACGCCCTGAAGATTGCCTTCCACGAGGTCCACGTAGTCCGCCCCGGCGAAGGCTTCACCCACTCGCAGGGCAGGAGCCGCGCTGTCCTAAAGGTGGATGCCAACAACGTCATCTTGGACGTGCATGCGGAGTAAGACATTTATTTGACATGACGCTTACACTCATGTATAATATGTCTCATAGTAGATCGAAACAGTAAGGCCCAAGCAGCACATAACCAACCGGGACAAATCCCCAAGGGCCGGGGAAATGTCCCAACAAGGAGCTGACATGAAAGCGGAACAGCAAGTCGAGTTGAAGAAAGGCGTCTACATCGGCCTGAGCCAAGCCGAATCCCTGCGTGACCTGATCCCGATTGAAACAGTGAAAGCGGTTCTCGCTGTGTACGAAACCGGCGATAAGGCAGCGTATGAGAAGGCGCGTGACGACATGATCATCAACCGCTACTTCGATGATGCATCGGTGATCGTTGGCAACAGCGCATGGACGAAGGAAGATATGACCCGCTCATTCGACCGCGTGTTTGGTGAGTTGCGCCAGATCAAGCTGCTCAACAAGATCATGGACGCGCTTGGTGATCTGATCGAGCGTGGCGATGCAGAAGTTCTACCGCAGCAACAGCAGTTTCCGATTGACGAGGACGATAACCCGACGTTGCACTAAGCTAGACCCGCAGTACCGGGGACATATCCTTAGTGGTTAAGGACTTGTCCCACTCTCATTCACTTATTTACGGAGTACAAAATGACCACTCAAACCATCTTCGCTAGCAAACTCCTGCGCGGCAACGAAGTAACTCTGGACAGCTTCCTTGCACCAGTGATGACCGCAGAGAATACCGTCAAGCGCGGTCAGATTCTCAAGCCGGGTATGTTTGTGCGAGTTGATGTCAAGGATCATTCGTGGGGCCGCACTCGTATCTCGTCGCAGTTCCGTGGCGTATGCGTGTCGTATAACAGCGAGCGCAGGCTGGCTATGATTCGCCCGCTGTGCGGTCTATCGACTACCGTGGCGATCATGCGGATCAACAACGATCAGTTCGCTGCAGGGCGTGATGGCTTGCCCAAGCAGCTCTTGACGGTAGCGGTTAATCGCCAGCATATCCGCATCCTCAATGCCCGCAACGAGGAAGAGGATACGATGCGCCGGGGTTCAACGTCGATGATGGCGTATGTGCGCTGGAACATCGACCACAGCCGCTCGTCGGTGCTGGATAACTTCAAGCAGAAGATGTACAACAAGCTGGCCGAGCTTGAGTTCAATCGTCGCTGCTCGATGAACAAGTTCGGCGCGGCTGGTCGCAAGGAAGCAATCCAGCCCGGATCGTATCCGTGGATCAGGGTCAGCACATGGAAGCCGCACACCGAGCAGGCCAATCAGGTGAAGACCGCGCTGCAGGCTATCGCCAAGGCAGCCAAGCGTGTCGAGGAAGGTCGTGATGGATACCAGTTCTTGAACTCCATCCGTACGTCAGTAAACTCGGCCAATATGAGCATAGCGCTCAACGTGTGGCACGCCAAGCACCCGGACAACCCGGTTAGTCCTGCTGGCTGCGGTCACTATGAGTTCGTCAACCGCATCGCTGAGGTCATGTCGCGTCATGGTGAAGAGTCGTACTGCCAGCACTGCATGCAGGGAATCCAGACGCATACTCTGCTCAACGAGATTGGTGTCGAAGTACTGGCACGGACTGACTTCCGTGGGTACACATGGCCGGATGGCAGCAAGCGTACCCATCAGCCGCCGCCTGTGATTGGTGAGTATCACTCGTCCAAGCGTCGCATCGGTGCGCTGCCGAATCTGGATGGCACTCACTTCAACGGCCTGACCATCGGCGTTGAACTGGAAATGGAGTGTGTCCCCGGCTGCGAGGGGGATCGTGAGGATGCAGCGCAGCGTGTGATGGGCCGTATCCTGAATGCCAAGCCGGAAGGTTGGAATGGCAAGAGGGTTCCGGGCTATGCGTTCTTGGAGCGTGACGGTTCGGTGTCGTATGGCTTTGAAATGGTTACGTCGTATGGTTCGGCGGAAGTGCATCGCTATCACATCGAGAAGATTTTCGGTCGTGGTGAAGATGGCAAGCTGCCGTATCGTCGCCTGCTGCACAGCCATGATGCCCGCTCGTCCTGTGGTCTGCATGTGCATCTGGCCAAGCCGAAGTCGCTGATGCATGCGGTGAAGATGCAAGCGTTCTACAACGACCCGGCAAACAAGCAACTGATCAAGGCCATCGCTCGCCGGTACTCGGTGAACTATGCCAAGGTTGCCGAGGGCAAGGACAAGGCGAACGTGCAGTACAACACCAAGCGGTCTTTGGGTGGCAACATCAAGCGCATGATCAGATCGTATGGCTACACATGGCAGCAGGTGATCGAGAATGCAGTCACGAATTTGTCTGACGGCGACCGCTATCAGATGGTGAACTTCACGAACCCGAAGACGGTGGAGATTCGTGTGTTCAAGGGCAGCATGATGCCTGTCACCATTCTGGCATGCGTGGAGTTTGCACAGGCTGCGTGGCTGTTCTCCCGCGATCATGCGGCGGCTGACCTCACAACCGAGAAGTTCTGTGAGTACATCAGCGCACCGGAGAATCGCCATGAGACTCGTTACCTGCGTACGTACCTGTCGCAGCGTGGCTTCAATGTGTACATGCCGCGTCAGCATGCGTCGGCACCGGCTGTGATTACTGAACTGACCCCGCATGAGGAGAATGCATAATGGGCAAGCGCAAATTGCAGTTGACGGACTGGTATCCGTACACGATTAAGCCGGCGCGAGTCGGTGTGTATCAGCGCGGGTTCAACGGCAACTTCATGTACAGCTATTGGGACGGGACGGTTTGGTGTTTTCAGGCTACTTCCGCTAAAGTCGCACACGAACTGAGAGTGCACAAGTCGGCGTTCCAGCGTTTGTCTTGGCGTGGTATCAAGCGGTAATTGCAGCAAACAGGGCTGGCAATGGGCTAGCCCTGCAACTTAATTTACTTACTAACTGAAAGGAATCATCATGTGTCTTCTCTTCCATAAGCCAGCCGACGTGACCTTTAACGATAGCCAGCTTGCCGATATGTGGGCAAGTAACCGCGATGGCTTTGGTGTCATGTATGCCAAGGACAACACGTTGTTTATCGACAAGGCCGTGGGCGGCGTGAAGGATTGGATCGAGTTCTTCCGCAAGTACGAGAGCGAGGAGGCTTGCTTCCATCTTCGGATGCGTACGCATGGCGACATTGATCTGGAGAACACCCATCCGTACATCGTGTGGGGTTTCACCAAGGAAGAAAGCGGCAAGAAGACTCCGGTTGCCATGATGCACAATGGCGTGTTGTCCACGGGTAACAAGGCGGATACCACGAAGTCTGATACGTGGCACTTCATCCGGAACTATATCAAGCCGTTGTCGGAGAACGACCAAGCTGTTATCTTCAAGCCCCAATTCCGTTTGCTTGTCGAAGACTTCATTGGATCGTCCAACAAGTTCGCCATCATGGATTGCTACGGCAACCTGCAGATCATGAACAAGGATGCGGGCATCGAATGGAATGGCGTGTGGTTCAGCAACACTTACGCATGGTCGGCGCGTAGCGAGTCGTTGTATCCGGGCATCAACAAGTGCCACAAGTACTCGTATGGCGGGTACTCCGGCAACAACACTTGGTACTCCGGTTCGAGCGCGTCGAACTATGCCAAGTCCAGCACCGCATCCACGGCGTATGAGCGTGACGATGACGCTGCGTACGAAGAGTATTGGGCAGGATTCAAGGAGGCGCAGAAGAACAACAAGGATGATGTGATCAAGACCACGAAGGACGTGGTGGAAGGTCAGGTCGTTCCGATATCGCCGCCAGCCAAGACCGCCCGCAACCGCCAACTGCCCAAGAAAACCAAGGCACGCAGCGGCAAGACTCGTACGCACAACATTGGCAAATGGCAGGAGGAAGCGAAACGCACCGGAAAAAAGGCAAACCCGTTCGTCCCAAGCGCGGACTCTACGGACGAGGCAGAGCCAGAGCATAAGGTAGCGCAGCCGTACCGTGCTGATGTACACCAGCTCCGGCAGATGCTTAACGTCATGAGCAATAGCCCGAACGCTTGGCCATCGTCAAGCATCACGGACAAGATGCTTGAGGACAACGTGAGTAAGTTCGGCGCTGATGTGGTAGCCAGCGTGTTGTTGGCGTACGATGATGGTCTGATCTTTGGCATTGACTTGATCGAAGCCATGACCAACTATGACCGGATGCAAGAGCTGGCTAGGATGACGAGCGACGCAGGTTATACGGACTATGAGGAAAAGGAGAAAGTCGATGAAGGCAACAGTTAATGGGGAGGTCTTGCCCATTGAGGAAGCAAGACGCCGACAGCTAGCATGGATGGCAAGTCGGGGAATCACAAAGCCCAGAGTTAAGATCGGGCTGCTATATCTACCTGATCTTCGGCCTGTGATTCAAGGCGATGCGGCAGCGCTTCAGTCCGCACTCTTGGATGGGGGCCAGTCATGTTTAATGACAAGCTGATCTTGGAGAGGTTGGATGCGCTGATGGTCAAGATCAACGAACTCGTTGAGATAGATCGTCAGAACACGCAGCGGTTGATTCGGATGGAGACTCGCATGGTGAAGCTTATGCTGGCGCTCGGTCTGGATCAGGATGGGAAGAAGATGTAATCAACAGGGACAAATCCTTATCACTCAGGGATTTGTCCCATTCACAAGGAGCTAGAAATGACTGCGAAACGTAAGCGCACGATGGATGACATATCTCATCTGCCGACCAACTTCTTCTATACAGAACTGAAGAACCGGGGGCTGGTGGGCTACCACTCCAAGGTTGAGAACATGATGAAGGAAGCCGAAATCCCGCATGTAGTGACCCCGCTCGGAACAGGCGGAAGGGCGTCAACGCTGTGGGAAGCTGGCCCTGCCAGAGCGTGGCTGCACAATTTCATTGAGGAGCACACCAAGCCCAAGCCCAAGGAAGTAGCGAAGACTCCGGAATCGCCTGCTATCAGCCTGCAGGAGTTGCGGCACATTCGTCGTGACATGGACACCATTGCCGATGGGGTGAACCAAATCCTCAAGACCAAGTCTCCTGCCGTAGACACCAGCACGGCGGCTGACGTGGCGATTGTGCGGCAGGACGTGCTGGCTATTCGGGATCAGCTCATGGGCATTCAGGAGTTGCTGACCCACATGGAGCAGATGCACAAGCGACACGAACAAACGCTGGAGAACATTCTGGACGTGGTGACGGCACCGCAGGAGGCGAGCAACGAGCCGATTGATATTGATGCGGCGCTAGCGCAACACGATGATCAGAAGCACTAAACAAAACGCCGGGGGGCAACCCCGGCTTTTTTACCTTGAGGGGGTTTCATGACTGCAAATAACCGACGCGCAACAGACCGGCAGGTGGGCGGCGACCACTATCACAAGCTCGGTGTGTACCAACCGTGGGAAGTACTGAAAGCTTGGCTTACACCGGAGGAGTATCGTGGCTACATGAAAGGAACTATTATTGCGTATCTCGCCCGAGAACGTGATAAGGGCGGGAACGCCGACATAGCTAAAGCCGCGCATACCGGCGAAGCGCTTGTCGAATTTCTGGATGAACTAGATCGAAGGATTGAAGATGGCAACCTCCAAGACCAAAGTAGGGCCAGTAGTGCCGAGCGGCGCTAGGGGCAAGAAAGCACCGAGCACCCATTTCGGCGCGAAGCAACCGGCCAAGACCACCAAAGGTGTTCCGGGCGCGATGCCTCCGCAGATGATGGGCAAGGGCAAGATGCCGAAGTGCTGATGTAAGAGAACGGGGTTAGTCGTGTTACGCTAGCCCCGTTATCACAAGGGGAGAGTGATCATGATGGCCGTTTATACAATGGTAGCGATTCTGCTTGGCATGTGGCCTTTTTTCTGGAGGCTGAAATGAAAGTGAACAGCGATGGCATCGTTGTCGATCCCGATGTGTACTGGCTGGAGGTCACGCCGGAGGCACCGAGGAATGGACAGATGGTGAACGTGCTGAACTTTGACGGCTGCGAAGCAGGCAAGACGATATGGGGTGCGGATAGCCACAAGTATTTCGTCGGGTGGCATCCGTTGGCGAAGGTTCCCGCTTCCATCAAGGCGAAGATTCTGGAGCGGTACAAACTAGCGGAGGCGTGATGCGCTTCGACGTTGCAAAAGGCTGTACCAGCAAGAAGCGTTACATGAGCGCCGGGTTAGCAGCGGTAGCGGCGCAGGAGTTCATGCTGATCCAGCAGGAAGTTAAGCAGATGGTGGCATATCGTTGCCCCCACTGCCGGGACTGGCATATATCCAAGCAGGTACGGCAGGGAAGCGACGAGAAGCATTTGGTAGTTGACCAAGACTTGAACATCAGATTCAGGCGTGATATTGAAGCGAACCGTCTGAAGCGGCGACTGCGCGTGAAGATGGAACGGCAGGCACAAGGACGACGGAAATATCTAGGAGAAATCGAGAATGAGCAACGACAAAATGGACGAACACTTGCTGCGCATGTCCGGCGTGGTACTGGCACTGACATGTCATAACGCGGCGGAGAAAGCGGGCTGGTGGTCTGATCTGCAGACCGGACAACCACTGACGATCACGCCGGAACTGGTGCTATCCAAGCTGATGTTGATTGTGACCGAGGTAGCCGAAGCAACGGAGGGCTATCGCAAAGGCTTACAAGATGATAAGCTACCCCACAGGCCGATGATTGAAGTCGAGCTGGCTGATGCGGTTATCCGTATCGGTGATCTGGCTGGCGCGTTAGGGCTGGACCTTGGCGGGGCTATCGCAGAGAAGGTGCGGTACAACGCCAAGCGAGCTGATCATCAGATCGCCAACCGGCAAGCAGACGGCGGCAAGAAAATCTAACCAACCATCCGGGCCTAGCGCCCGGATTTATCTTTGGAGAAAGTATGCGCGGGTTCACAAGGGAAGAAATAGCGGGCATTCAGTACAACTTGCGCATCAGCGAGGATCAGGCACGTCGGCATCTGCAAAAGCGTGAAGCCATGCAGATCGTTACACAGGCACAGACGACGGACGAACTCCGCACCGTCTTGCTGTGGTTAATAGACAACATTGGAGTCGATGATGGACGAAGGCCGCAACGATGAACTGGAATGGAAACTGGCGAAGGTGATGGACGAGTTCCGCAGGCAGGAACGCACGATGAAACAGATGGCAACCGACATGGATATCCCTTTCAGTACGATGCGGGCATACATTGTTCGGTTGCTGCGTAGGGGCTGGTTGGAGGATGGTGTCGGGTCAACGGCGAAGCTGCGGGTGTACCGGGCTGTACCGGAGGCAGGGTATCAGGCACCAGCCAAGCGCGATGAGTTGGTGGCTGCATTATTTGGCAACGGTCCTGCGGAAATGACGCGGGACAAATACTTGGTCGTTGGGGGTTTGTCCCTCTCGATGTAAGTCAAATGACAACGGAGTGATTTCATGACTGCAAACAGACTAGAGAAGTACTTCTGGAGGCGCGTTGACAAGCGCGGTGGCCCGGACGCATGCTGGCCTTTCATGGGTTTCCTGAACCGTGGCTACGGTCAGCTTATTTATGGAGGCGTGTCGTATCGTGCCCACCGGCTGGCCGCGTACTACGCTGGCTTACTCAGCGACCCCGTGATGAAGGGGCGTGACGGTGGATTCGTGAAGCAGAAGTGCGGCAACAAGAGCTGCTGCAACCCGGCGCACTTTGTCGTTGTTCCGAACTCGCGTTCGCTCAAGGCAGAGAAAACCCCACTGCCGGATCATGGCTGGCAGCCGCCGTACAACGAGGAGCAGAAGCGTACCATCGCGCAGTATTACAAGACGCGGGAGTGGACGCAGCACCAGTTGGCGCAGGGCTTCCGCATTTCCCAATCGCAAGTGAATCAGATCATCCAACGGTTCCTATGAACATTGTCACATTGGATTTTGAAAGCTATTGGTCGGTGACGCACTCGCTGACCAAGATGCCGCCGACCGAATACGTGATGCACCCGGACACCGAAATCATTTCGTGCGCCATCAAGATCAACGATGGCCAGACGAATGTGTACTTCGGCGAAGCAAATGTACGCATGGCACTGAACGACATTGATTGGACGCAAGCCATCTGTGTCGGGCACAACATGAGCGGCTTCGACAGCATGATCGTGCGCTGGCGATTCGGCATCCAGCCCCGCATGTGGGCATGTACGGCGGCGATGGCGCGGCCCTACCATGCCAAGACCTGTGGCGTGTCGCTGGCCGCACTGGTGAAGGAGTACGGGTTAGGCGAGAAGGACAACACGATCCTGCTGAATACGAAGGGCAAGCACCTGTGCGACTTCACGCAGGAAGAACTGGATGCGATGGCTGTGTACAACGCGATGGACACCGACCAGTGCTATGCGTTGTTCAAGAATTTCAGCAAGCGCATCGGGGCGCGGGAAATGCTGCAGATTCATCTGCTGGTAGAAAAGCTGGTGAACCCGCAGTTCGTGCTGGACTTCGGCATGCTGGAATCGACGCTGGAAGAAGTGCAGGAAATGAAGCGCCGTGCCCTGCTGAATGTGGCTGACATGCTTGGCCGGGAGTGGCAGGACGACTCCGAGGAAGCGATGCTGGAAGTGCTGAAGGGCGATATTGCGTCGGCACCGAAGTTCGCCGCCATGCTGGAGGCGATTGGCTGTGAAGTACCGCTGAAGCCAAGCCCGAAGAAGGAAGGCGTGATGATCCCGGCGCTAGCCAAGAACGACGAAGGCATGCTGGCCCTGCTGGAGAGCGACGATCTGACGGTGGCAACGCTGGCTGGCGCACGGCTCGGGGTGAAGTCCACCCTGCTAGAAACGCGCATCCAGAAGTTCATCCGGGCAGGGCGAGCCTGTGGCGGGAAGCTGCCGGTGCCGATCCGGTACTGCGGCGCGGACACCACGGGCAGGGATAGCGGCGAGCAGTACAACATGCTGAACCTGCCGAGGATTGGCCAGATTCCCCGGCCTAGCGATGCGCTGCGCATGTCGCTGTGTGCGCCGAAGGGTTACAAGGTGTGCGTGGCTGACTTGTCCGGCATCGAGTTGCGGGTGAATCACTTCCTGTGGAAAGTCCCGTACTCGACGCGCATGTGGCAGGAGAAGGCAGACGCGGACCTGTATCGCATGGCAGCGGTGAAGTTGTATGGCTGTGCGCCGGATGAAGTATCAAAAGATCAGAGACAACTTGAGAAAGTCAAAGCGCTCGGTCTGGGATTCGGTGCTGGCGGCAAGACCTTCCGTGGCGTTGCGAAGACGATGGGCAACGTGGTGCTCACGGATGAACAGGCACAGCATGCGGTGGTTGAATGGCGGCGCGAGCATCCCGAGATTCAGAACGGATGGTATCGGTGTCAGGATATGCTGCGGGCCATTAAAGAAGGAAAGGAAATTGCGATTGATCCGTGGGGATTAACGCATACCTGCAAAGAGGGAATTGTATTGCCTTCAGGAAGGATAATTCGTTACCCCGATTTGCGAATGGAAGTGAATAAGAACGACGGAAAGCAGCAATGGGTTTATGCCCACGGCAGGCACAAGGCATATATTTACGGCGGGAAAATGGTCGAGAATATTGTGCAAGCTTTGGCGCGTGATGTAATGGTGGAAGCCGATGCGCGTTTCTATATAGAAACGGGAATTACGTCTTGTTTGCGGGTTTATGACGAAATTGTATTCATTGAGAAGGAACAAACTGCGGTAGAAAAACTCGAATACTTGCAGTGTATCTTCAGGACGCCTCCGGTATGGTGGCCTGATTTGGTTACATGGTCAGAAGGGGACGTGGCAGATCGCTATGGAGAAGCAAAGTAGGACAACCTCCGATAGCGCTGAACAGTAATTAGCGCTTACACTGCAACCAATAAGGATAAAATTTAATAGAACGGGGCAACACATGCACACTATTAACGAAACGAAAGCTTCCGCTAATCAACTAATTCAGCCAGTGGGAGAACTGGTCCAGCGACGCGATATTGATGACATGGTGAAACGTCTGAAAAGCGTACTGGAAATTCCGGGAGACTCTGTAAGATTTGCAGGGGAACTCTCCGTGTATAACCCATTGCTGGAATTGGCATCAAATGATTCCACCGCATTTCGTGCCGTGGTTCGTCTGATTATGCGCAAGCGGGCAAATCGCAACCTGCCATACACATCGCTCAAGGCTCTGCTTAACGGCGAGACTGATATTGAGCGAGCCATCTGGCAGGAGGAGCAGCGAGAGATTGCTGCTGAAGCGAATCGCGGATACGTGGCAGCGATGCGTGAGCGTCTGCGTCGTTTGGTGAAGATTGAAAACATGCTGCGCCCGCCGCATGCACAACTGACTGGTCAGGCCCGCTTGGACTTTACCAGCAAGATGTGGTCACAGTGGGCGCAACGTCGGCTGGCGGCACTAGAGGCGGCACAGGCGACCAAGCCAGATGGGAGGCTAACCCGGAAGGAAGCGCGGGAAGTGGTTGAAGCGTTCCGCCTAACCATCGACCGGGAACTTGACGCAATGGAGGAAAAGGCCAAACGGCGGCAACTCCACGCACATTAAGCCGTGACAAGGGAGCCATTAATGCCCGTCTTAGGACGGGCTTTCTTTTTCTGGAGCTGAAAATGAAAGGCAAACTGATGGGACTCGCAGCATCAATCATGACTGCATCGGCGCTGGCAGGGCCGGTACTGACCTTCGATGGTGTGTGCGACTATGGGCTGGTGCAAGGGTATTACGCAGGTGGCACCGATAGCTGCGGCAATAGTGGCCCGAACTACGGCATCTATTTCAACGGCGGGCGAGTTCGGTACGGCGACAACGGCGCATTCTTGGAGGGGGCATCGCGGGTATCGTTTGATACGCATGCCGATCTGTCGCAGATCAGCTTTCAGGGCTACGTGCAAGCGTTCCGGTGGGGCGCGTTTTCTTACGCGCTGGCAAACGACTACCGCATGGACGCGGTGTGGATAGATGACGCCGGGTTCAAGTGGTACAACCTGCCGTCCGACCACTACTTCACTATGTATGGCAACGGACAGATCAACGGGCTAGAACTGAATACGATGGGGATGGACAACCTGACGTTCAAATCCGATAGCTGGACTGCGATTAGCCCGGTTATCCGGGCCGGTGATCCGACCGAACTGCCGGAGCCGGGAGCGTTGATGACGCTATCCATCGGTGCGGTGATCCTTGCCCGGATGCGCCGCGCATAAAAAAGAGGCCCGCTTGGAGGGGCGGGCCTTGAGGAGCTTTCAACACAAGGGTTGTCCTGACGGACTGGCTAGGGAACGAGTCTAGCCGCGAGAACGCTTCTATGGTAGCCCAAGTAAAAATGGAAGCGCAAGAAGTTTTTTACGTTACACTGTCTCCCGCGTAACACGATGGCGGCACAGCATAAAATGCAAATCCGCGCAAGATCACTTTAAGTTAATCTTGCGGTGTGAAACGTCTGACATACTTTGTAGTGGTTTTGCTGACAGGCTGTGCTATATTTTGCTCAAATGTTTGGTGGCGTGGGACACGCGGGACAACAATGAATAAACCGATTACTTGGAGTTACTCTGCACTGACCGCGTTTGAAACGTGTCCGCGTAGATACTACCTGACAAAAGTAAGTAAGGCTGTGCAGGAGCCGCAGACGAAAGCGACGCTCCATGGAAACGAGGTACACAAGGCGCTGGAGCTGGCTGTGTCGGGCCAGCAAGCCTTGCCCACGAAGTACATGGACTATGCGCCCATCGTGAAGCGGGTGGCGATGACGCCGGGAAAGAAGATGGTGGAGCAGAAGATCGGCATGACCCGAGACTTCAAGCCCACCACTTTTTTTGCGCGTGATGTATGGCTGCGGGCAGTCTGGGACGTTGCCATCGTGCAGCCGAAAACGGCGATCATTCTGGACTGGAAGACCGGGAAACCCAAGCCGGACAGCGACCAGTTGAAGTTGTTTGCAGCGACCGCGTTCATGCAGATGCCGCAGCTTGAGAAAGTCAAAACAGGATTCGTGTGGCTCGGCCACGAACGAGTCGATAACGATGAATTTACGCCGGACGATGTACCCGCGATCTGGCAAGAGTTCACCACCCGTGTCCAGCGCATCGAACACGCGGCGAAAAGTGGCGATTTTCCGCCGAAACCAAGTGGCCTGTGCCGGGAGTGGTGTCCGGTAGGCAAGAAGCTGTGTGAATTTTGTGGAGGATAGACGATGTACGCAACCTTTGGGCACCTGACCAACGAGGAACTGATTACCAGCGTTGATATGGATATGGAAGCGACGGAACGAGAGAAGGAACTGGTGGCGCGTATGGCGCTGATACTGGACGCAATGGCTGAAACCTTGCCTCTGATGGAAACGCCGTTCTTGCAGGAACAAGAATAATGGCAATGACGCCGGAAGGCCGTGTGAAGGCCGATATCAAAAAGTGGCTGGATGGCCACGGCTTCTGGCGTGCGGGGCGGCAGGGTAAGCGCCCCGATAAACTTGTTGGCTGGTACTACATGCCGGTCAGCAACGGAATGGGGGTGCATGGCATCCCCGACTTTGTTATCGTATTTATGGGCTTCAGTATCTTCATTGAAGCCAAAGCCCCGAAGGGCGAGCCGACAGCAAATCAGATATTGCGCATGGAAGAGATTCGTGCGGCAGGTGGAAAGGCGTTCGTCGTGCGTGATGCATCCGAGCTGAGTTCAATATTTCTTTTGGGAGAAGTAAGTGAATAAGAACACGCTGACTAACGTGATGGATCGCAAGTACATCGCTGATATGGTTGTCCACCTTCAGAGCCTTCTGAACAACACGCCCGACGAGCCAGCGCATGTGCTGGCAACGCAGTTGGATCGGTTAGCTATGCAAGCCATCGAAGCTGCGGTTACACTAAGGAAGACGCAGCATGGATGAGTGGATGATGGAACGCGCTTCGGAGCTGGAACAGGCCGAACGCGAAGCAGCAAGGCACAGGATCGAACGAGCCATGCGCCCAGAGAAAGACCCGCGTTTCAACGGCAAGGACTGCGTTGAATGCGAAGATGAAATCCCTCCGGGGAGATTGGCACTTGGGAAAGTGCGCTGCGTTATTTGCCAGTCGGAACTTGAATAATTAGACACAAGGAGTTGTCGTGCTTATCTCGGAAAAGCATCAGAAAATCGTGCTTAATCTGAGTGAGCCGAGTCGCGTCATGACGGTAATACCGTCCGCTCGGCTCATTCAATATCGGGGCAAGGAGCTGGTTGCCGTGCCCCATAGGAATGATGAAGTTAGGGTTTTGCGAAACTTGGGGATCGACGCGCCTGCACCAATCACGAAGTACTATGATTGGCCCGGACGTTATCCACCGTTCATCCATCAGAAGATCACAGCGGAGTTCCTGACGCTCAATCCCTACTCATACTGTCTGAACGGTATGGGCAGTGGCAAGACGCTAGCCTCGCTATGGTCGTATGACTTTCTGAAGCGGCAGGGCGTGGTGCGCCGGATGCTGGTGATTGCGCCGCTTTCTACGCTGGAGCGAACATGGGGCGATGAGATATTTTGCAATTTCCCAGAGCTGACTTTTACGACCCTACACGGGACGAAGGACAAGCGACTAAAGCTGATCAATACGGACTTTGATATTTACATCATCAATCATGACGGGATCAAATCTGCTGAAGTACTGGCCGCGCTATGCGAGCGTCATGACATTGATATCGTTTGCGTAGATGAGTTTGCAGCGTTCCGCAACTCCAGTACGAGCCGGTGGAAGGCGCTGCAAAAGCTGATCAAGGGCCGCATGTATGTGTGGGGCATGACAGGTACGCCGACGCCGAAAGCACCGACCGATGCGTGGGCGCAGTGCAAGCTCATCAGCCCGAGGAATGTGCCACCCTATTTCGGCGCGTTCCGCGAACTGGTGATGCGACAGTCAGGACCGTACAAGTGGCTACCGCGTGACAACGCGATGGAGATTGTCAGCAAGGCGATGCAACCGGCTATCCGCTTTAGCCGGGAAGAGTGCATCGACTTGCCGCCGACGACATATACCACCCGCCAAGTGGAAATGACGTTGGAACAGCTAGCGATGTACAAGGACATGCTGAAGCGGCTGCAAGCGGAGTTTGGTGAGAACCAAGTCACGGCAGTCAACGAAGCGGTCAAGGCGGGCAAGCTGCTGCAGATCGCATGCGGTGCGGTGTATGGCAACAATGGCGAGACTATCGTGGTGCCGAGCGGCCCACGGATCGAAGCGCTGAAGGAGTTCATCGAGGAGTCGGGCAGCAAGGTCATTGTGTTCGTGCCGTACACCCGCGTCCTGCAAAATCTGGCTGATGAACTGAGCAAGGAATACAGCGTCGCGGTGATTCATGGGCAGGTAAGCAAGACCGAGCGCGACAAGATATTCCATGACTTCCAGAAGCGACCGGACCCACATGTGCTGGTGGCGAATCCGGGGGCCATGTCGCATGGGCTAACGCTGACAGCGGCATCGACCATCGTTTGGTACGCGCCGACGATGAGCAACGAGATTTACGAACAGGCGAATGCCCGCATTGTGCGACCGGGGCAAAAGCTGAACACGTTGATTGCCCACCTTGAGGGCAGCGACATAGAGCGCAGGGCGTATGACCGCCTGAAGAATCAAGGGAAGATGCAAGGTTTGTTGTTAGACATTTTGAAAGGAAAATGACATGCCACGAGAACTACGTCCGCCCGAGTTTTATACGACCCGCGTATCGGGAGCGACACTTACAGCGGAGCAGCGACGGTTGCTTGGCGCTCGCCAGAATGACCGCATCGAACGCCGGTTCAACGTCCAAACGCATCAGGAAGAATGGTATGTGAACGGTGAGCGACGGACGCTGGAGCCGTCGCCCACGCCACGGGCGCGGGAAGCGTACCCGCGACAGCCGCAGTGGGAGTGGGCGCGGGAGAGTCCGGCGATTCCGAATAGCATACGCGACGCAGCAGCGCTGTTCAGTAACAACCCGTACCTTACGGCTCGGGCAGAGCCGATGAGCGAGTCGGAGTCGCTTTATACCCGGATCGTTAATGCGGTAGACCGGGTACAACAGTCGGGGCTGACGCCGCGCAGGATTGTGCTGCGGTCCAACGCTGACGCGCTGCTAGGCGAACACATATCAGTACGCAGCCGCACTCGCCGGATACCCCGTGTTCTTCCTGCTGGCTTCGACGAGCGTAACTGTGATGAAATAGTCGTGGACCAAGATGCAGCAGATTTTTCGCCGTATGAGTCGTACTCAGTAAGGCGCTTGTTCGGCTGCGACGTTATCTTGGACGACGACATGCAGGAAGATTTTCAAATTGTTATTGGGGGTATGTAAGTATGGCTACTAGACCGCGAACCGCGCATGAGAAAGCTTATGACGCGGCATATCAGAACCAGCCCGAGCAGATCAAGAAACGGGAAGAACGCAACAAGGCCCGCTATCAGATGGAGAAGGCAGGCAAGGTGCATAAGGGCGACGGCAAAGACGTTGACCACAAGCAAATGCTGATGAAGGGCGGCAGCAATGACCCGAGCAACTGGCGGGTGAAGTCGGCCACTGAGAACCGTTCGCGGAATCAGTGGAGCGCTAAAAAGAAGTAGGGGCGGGCGTGTAAGTGTTGCTGTGAAACTCCGTTGACACAAGGCTTACACGCCTGTATAATTGACGTACAACATCACACAAGGAGTTCGGTATGTCCGACGATCTGGAACGAATGGTAGGACTGTATGTGCAGATGCGCGATCAGCGCGATCAACGAAAGCGGAAGTACGAGGAAGAAGTCGCAGAACTGGAGAAGGCCATGTCAACGCTGGAAGTGGCCATGCTCGGGGTGCTGTCCAAGACGAACAGCACATCATGCCGGACTGCGGCTGGAACGGTGTACCGCTCCACCAAGACCAGTGCAACGGTTGGGGATTGGGAATCGCTTCTGAAGTACGTGCGCGAGCATGACCTGTGGCACATGCTGAAGAAGGACGTAAGCAAGCGAGCCGTGGAAGAGTTCCGCACGGAGCATAATGATTTGCCGCCCGGTGTCGATTGGCGCGAAACCATCACGGTCGGCGTTCGGAGGTCTTAATGGCTACCTATCTTCCGGAAGCGCGGAAGGCCATCACAGAAATGCTGGAAGCAGCAATGACTGCATGGCTGATCGAAATGCAGGCGCAGTCCTTTGACGATCCGTTCGAGGATGAGAGCCTGCAGATGATGCTAGCCGCGACAGCAGAGGCAGTGAGCAAGCTGCTGATGCGCAGTCCGAACCATGACGCTTTGCTACACACCTTTGCCCTGAACCTGCTTGACCATGTGGAGAAATAAATGAGCAACGTGATTCTTTTCAACGATGACGGCGCAATGCAAGTCCCGGCTGCGGCCCGCGCCCGTGCCCGCCAGATCAACGACGATGTGCATACCACTGCACAGTTCCCCACCCTGTCCATCAAGGGCAAGGTGTTCACCTACATCAAGGACGGTCTGAGCAAGATCATCACCCGCGATGTGGACGGTGAGCAGGAGCCGGTGCAGAGCTTGCAGATGGTTGTCCTTCGCGCCAACGTGAAGGCCCGCGTGTACTACAAGGAAGCGTACAGCGAGGATGGCAGCGCAGGCGCGAAGCCGACATGCTTCTCGCTGGATGGTGTAGCGCCGGAAGATCAGTCGGTGGAGAAGCAGTCCGCCAAGTGCGCCACCTGCCCGCATGCGGTATGGGGAACCGGCAACCCGGAGAAAGGCGAAGGCACTGCCTGCTCTCCGAACGCCCGCCTTGCCGTGGCTAGCCCGGACAAGATCGGCCAGCCGATGCTGCTGCGTGTGCCGCCCGGTTCGATCAAGTCCTTCAAGGAAGCGGTCAAGATTGGCGACCAGCGCCAAGCGCCGTACAACTCGCTGGTCATGCGCGTCGGGTTCGACATGGCAGCCCCGGCACCGAAGCTGATCTTCAAGCCGGTCGGCCTGCTGACCGACGCCGCGTTCGCGGAAGCCGATGCGCAGTTCGAGGGTGATGTGGTCAAGGCCATCGTCGGTGTGCCGCAGGACAAACAGACTGCTCCGGCACTGCCGCCGAAGAAACAGGAAGACCCGGCTGCGGAACTGGACGCTGCTATCGCCGCCCGTAACGTGGTGAAGGAAGCGAAGAAACCGGCTGCGGTGGCAGAGCCGGAAATCAACGCGGCGCTGGAGCAGGCCGAAGTGGTGAAGAAAGCCACCAAGCCAGCAGCGC